AAAGGATGGCTTGCACCAAGTGTTCAATGGAAGGTTGATGCACACATCAGACTGGTTAATTTAATAGCCAAGATACTACCAGTTACTAAAGTTGTTGTTGAAGTAGCACCATTTGATATACACAAGATAGTCAATCCAACTGTAGAAGGTACTAAATACCAAGAAGGACCACAAAAAGATTTCTGGGACGTTAGAGAATACTGCTTGTGGAGAGCAGGATATAAATCTGAACTGTCGGGTAAAAAAGGTGTATTAGAAGTACATCATATTGTTCCCAGAAGTCAAGGTGGAACAGATAATCCATCAAATTTGATAGTGTTAACCGTTGAGGAACACAAAGCAATACATGAGGGGAAAATTAAGATTCCACGTAGTAAACTTAAAAAAGTTAAAATTCTCAAAGATGCAAGTCATGTATCAACAATAGGATGGTGTATAGTTAACACATTAAAAGGACGATATGACATCAATATAACTTATGGTAGTATTACAAAAGCAAAAAGAGTAGAGATGGGATTAGAGAAGGCACATAGAAACGACGCATTTGTAATAGCAGGTGGTAACAAAAATATTAACAGAACGACTGAATGGTACTTTGGAAAATTTTTTAGAAGACAAAACAGGTCATTACACAAAGCTAATCCAATCAAAGGGGGGATTAGACCATCGAATACTATAAAGGAAGTTAGAGGATTTAGAAGATTCGACAAAGTGAGATATAAAAATCAAATTGGCATAATCCACGGGTTAAGAAGTTCTGGATACTTCGATATACGTACATTGAGCGGAGAAAAAATTCACTCATCGGCAAAGTGGTCAAACCTAAAACTTTTAGAAAAAGCAAAAACACTAATGTTAGAAAGGAGGGAACAGCGCATTCCTCTCCATCTTAAAGAAGATGGAGTCTCCTGCGCTGGCTTATGATGATTGAACGTGTATTTGGACCGTATCCACGAGTTGATGGTGTAGGATATGTCATTGATTTTAAAGAGTTAGTTAATGCAAATATTTCTGTTCGAATTTGGAATGAAACTAATCAAGATTTTACCGATATAGAAACGAAAAACATTAATTTATATTTAAAAGGATATCAGATTATAGTTATCTACGAAGGAATGAGCGTATATGATTCATTAAGACTTCAAGCTTCAAAGATATACGACAAAACAACAACATATTCAGATGGCACTAAAAAAGTGAGAACATATGCAGTTATTTATGTAGAAACTGGTTTAGAATATGAAACAGCAGATAAACGTTTTAGATTTAGTTCAAGTGGTAGTACAACAATTCGTGCTCCATATCCAAATAAAGTCGCATTGGAATTTTGGTTAAAAACAGTTACTTATGATAAAAATGGCAATATAGTTAATGAAGAGTATACACAAAAACTTCCAGTACCGTGGGATTATCCTAAAACAATCACTACTCCTTCAACTATGTATGGCTATTTCTGGGAATTTCCTGTTAAGGCATATTCAGTTGATTGTTATGGTAATAATTCATATACAGAAGTAGGGACCGTTTCATTGAAATCAGCTAATAACTTAATTGGTCAAGAAACTACAGTTGAATTCAACGGGAAGCAGTATACAATAGTTCCTACTAGTGCAACTTCGCCTGCAATTAACCTTGATGAAGAATACAAAGATCCAAATAATACATATCCAAATTTAAGGTATAATTATAAGTTTGTAATAAAGGATTTATTAGATAATGTAATTGATGAGATTGAAACCACACCAAATGAAACAACGGATTTAATTGTTCCAGCTCATACTATTGAAGTTGATTTACCTCATTTCCCAAAACAGACATTTTATATACAAGATGCAACTCTAAATAAAAATTACTGTATAACTCAAAATATATCTAAATTTGAACTTACTATACCACATAAAACAAATCAGTTAAATACAGAAGTTGCACACAGACACGTCAAAGACATAAATATAAACAGTGATGTAACGTTCGAATTTAAACATGCTAATTCACTTAAATCAGCTCGATTAATTTATTACGGACAAAGGTATACATATGAATTTCCTATTTATAAATTTGAACTAAGCGAAGATGATCTCAAAGTTACATCGGCGTATAAAGCACCAATATTATTGATTGGAGAAGTTAATTACGTAAGAGATGGTAAAGACGCTTATGTAACTGATATAGATACACAAGCGAATATTTTAAATGAATACGAAGTAATTATGACTGTACCACTTGAATATGAACTTCCAACTGAAAAGAAGGTTGTTTTAGTTCCTGTTAATATTAATAAAGATATTCAAATGTATACAGATAAAGAACCAGATATGCCTTATATAGATATTACCGAATGGCTTAAAAAAAGAAATTTGATGTTCGACTATGCAGTTATTGTACCAAATTTAATTGAAATTGCTCCAAGTGAGTTAGATCTTGTTAAGGTGCATAACACAAAATTGATTTATAAAGACGGTTTCTATTATCCAGAATTTAGTAGAGCTAAATTATATGTAATGTATAAATCTTATCCGCTGAGAAATAGTATGATTTACAGACAGCCGTTTATGATTTCTGAACCAAAGCAAATAAAGCAATTTTTTGGACTTAGTACACCAAAGAATCCACTTGCTTATGCAGCTAATTATATTTTATCTAAAACTAATCAACCTATTTTAGTTTGGGGATTATTAGATCAAACAGCAGATGATATTTATAACACACTAGAAAACCTTAAAGGGTTAGAATACGCATATATTCTCAAAGATGGTTCGGAACCGTTAATTCACAATTTACTTGATAAATACATTAATATAAACAACAAACCTTATACGTTAGTTGTCTCTTCTTCGAATGAAAATGTAATTAATAAGTATAATTCTGATTCAATTGTGTATCTTATAGGTATGCACAAAGATGGATATAATTACCTTTTAGGCTGTGATTATATTATTGAAGGAAAAAACAGCTTGAAAGAGGTTGTAGCTATGGACAAAATGAGCAATTTAAGTGATTATAGAACGGCTATTAATCTTTCAAATCAAGGTTTTATATGTAAATACAACGATGAAATACTCAATCCGAGTACATTAAATATGAAAAACGGCTTAAAACTTGAACGTGAAAAGCGATTATTTAATAAAATTGCAAATGAACTCTACCAAATACCAAATAAGGTTTATACTATTGATGAGTACATATATACTCTTAAACAAATTTTGGATAATTATAAATCACAAAAATTGATTTATGATTATTCTATAAATGTTCTTGAGAAAGTACAATTAGAATATACGGTTGTTGTAAGCATAAAATTCAACTTATTAAGAGAAGCGAGAGTAGTACTTAGAGGTGGTTTAGTTGGCTAATGCCTATTTACCTATGTCTTATGACTTTAAATATATATCTGTTAATCCTACTCGTTTTCCAATTGAATATATTTTACGCTTTAATACTCAAACAGAAGAGTATAAATTTTATGATATACCGGCATTAGCGGGGCAAGATATTACAGGGCGAGCATTGATTTATTATCCTAATCCTTCTCTTGCTTTAAATTTAATGAATAAACGTCTAATTGCGGCTGGGATAGGCAAGTATAAACCAGCTAAACCGATGTTTATTGTAGTTAACACACGCATTTCCAATCAAAAATTACTTAATTTTAATCGTATGTTAGCTGAAATAGATATAAAATCAATTGATTTAAAAACATTTAATTTGCTTTGGAATTCATATTTTCATGAATTATTACCTCAAACACAGTTAACTGTGATCTATAACAATCAAGATAGCAGAAATATTATTTCACAAACAACGAATATTCAAGTAACAGAAGGATATATTTTACAAGTTATACTACAAAGCATGGTCTTTTAAGGGGATGGTAAAGATGATAGATGTATATGAAGATACGTACGGTTATCCAGATGAAGAACCATCTCAAAAGAGTAATATAATTGATAATATAGAAGCGTGGTTAGATACAGTTGTATTTGATAATACGCTTGAAGTATTAATGAATGACTATCACAGAGGGCAATTAACCTTTGAATGGCTGGAAAATTTTATGCTTCCTGTGATTAGTACTACAATGAAAGCTATGTATTTAGGTGGTTTAATAGAAACATTAACGAATGCATTGGGACTTGCTTATCCCAAAGATACTATTTCTAATGATATTAAATCTGCATTTGCTAAAACAAACCGTATAACACTTACAAGAAAAGGATTAATTGCCTTTCCAGATAGATTAGTTCATGCAATGTCAAAAGCAGTTAAATCGGTAGAAGCAAATTTGCGGTTAGTTTATGCTGTTTTTGGTGTTGATCCAGATAATCCAGATACACCAAATTTATGGGATATGCTTGGTTCTGCAGCTAATTTTACCGCTTCTATGATTATTACAGAACCATATTATATATTTTTGGATAGTAATAGAGCTTTTTATGAGCAAAATAAGGAGGAATTATCGAAACAATTAGTAAAAGTTCGTATGCTTCGTAATGAATTAACCGCTTGTGAGCTTTTAAAAAAAGAAAAAGTACCGTATACAAAGTATTATAGCTGTAGAATGCAGTATTTAGTGCATAATTTAAAGAAAGAAATAAAGAATATTTTAAATGATTTATCTGCTGATCCGCTTGTCTTAATGTTTACACTCATATTTGGCCTGTTCGATTTTATTAATTTGCTCTTTTTAAACCCAAAAACACGTGTTTTTCCACTTCTAACTGATGTAAATGCATGGTTAGAACGTATAGATAACGCTTTAGATGCATTAAGTGGTATTGAAAAAGGCTTTGTTGAATGGTTGAAATCACCATATAATCCATTTGCTCCCGTTGTTTTGTGGTATGAAAATAATATTGCTTATAATATTAATGCATTTAATAGTACTGTTTCAGATCTTTCCGCTAAATTAGAGAATATCTTTAGCTCTCTTATAACTGAAGGACAATTTCCAGAGGAAAATACACTTAATTTCTTGGAAAATTACATTAAATTCTTAATTTCCTTGCTTGGAATAAAGGATAATTTTAAAGAAATAGAGCCTATTCCAGAGCTTTCTGCAGATACAAAAGGGTTAGAAGAAGGAAAATATGCAAATCAACCGGTAATTTTATCACCTGAAACTAAATCTCTTATAGCTAAACGCTCTAAATATTTTCAAAAAACGGAAGAAGGCGATGAAATCATCTCAAATATAGACTTTTCTCCTAAAAAATTAAGAGGATTTTAATTGGAGGGGTGTGTATGACCGCTTTAGATGAAATAAAACAACTGTTTTTAGAAGCATTAAAAGGATTCAAAAGTGATTATTTGAATGAAATATCTAAATTATCTGTTGAATCTATGCCTATTTACCATGAAGAAGACAAAAAATACGTCTCTCAAACCTTATATGATGATAGATACATTAAAAATATTACTGAAACAACAATTGAATTACCACATAAGTGGTTTAATATAACAAAAATATCCAATGAAAAGGGGCAAAACTTAGAATTTCAAGTGAATAATAACGTAATTACTGTTCCTAAATCGGAAATATACATTTTAGAAGGCTTTTCTATTATAGAACCTTATTGGTTTGATATAATTTCACTCTTAAAACTCAGTTTTTTTGATAAAATGCTTCAAAATGCATCTAATATAAGCGAAATTGAAGAGCTGATTATTCGAATTAAAGCATTTTTTGCACAAAGACGCTTTAGAGAACTCTCAAATAACAAATTATTTTATGAAAATATCATAAATTTAGCTCTTGGCTACCCTTTTATTATGTATTCAGGTACAATTGAGAATATAATTGATAATACAGTAGATATAACGCTTACAATAGACGGTCAAAAACAAGTAGTTCCACGTTTATTTGCAGACAAATTACATTGGAATGTAAATGATACCGTTTATTTTGGAGATAAAATATTTGATACGGTTGTAATAAGCTAAGAAAAGGTAGGTGTTTGGGCTAATGATTATCCCTCCAAGGTATTTACCAGAGCAAAATGGATTAAAATTATTGAATTGTTATGTAAAAGATATAGATTCAAAGACATATACGATGAAATTAGAGTGTTCTGGACTGCAGCATGCTATTACAGCACCTATTCCTATGTTAAATAGTGCAAACGGAGTTGGTTTTACTGCTGTTCCAACTGTAGGACAGGCATTAAAGGTACTATTTGATGGGATAAATGTTGTTCCACTTCCTTTGTTCCCTATAGAAACACCATCAGATGGTTATAAAGGTATTAGACCCTCTAATCCTTCTCCTAAAGATCTATATATGATAGGTTGGCATGCGGGATATATTGTAAAAGATTATAAATTAATTTCCTTTGTTACTAATGATGACGGTGAAAACTCTATTATAGAATTCGGAATAGATAAAAATACAAATTTAACCTATATTATAAACAAAACACGAGATTGGACATTAAAAGGTAAATATTACAGTTTTAATATAAAAGATGTTCCTGAATCATCAGATGCAACCTTTGAATTTAAAACAAACAGTTTAAATATAACATATGAATCTAATCAAGGATTAAATCTTCAACTAACAGAGCCTGCAGTTCGTATAACTGTGGATAATAATAAATTGCTTTTAAGTAAAAATCAAGCGTATATTTCTATAGAAGACGATCAAATCATTTTAAAAGTAGGTAATTCACGAATAATCATAGATAGTGGTGGTAAAATGGAAATAAATGTGGATAAAATTGTAATTAATACAAATGAAGCAAAGATACAATCTAATAATATTGAACACAAGACATCAGATTTTTCTATTTCATCGTCAAATTATAAAGTTAATTCTAATATAATTACACAACAGGGCTCGAATATTAGTTTAGACGGTTCTAAAATAGACTTAGATAGTAGAATGACTACTATTAACGGTGATATAACCGCATCTAATAATTTGAATGTATTAGGAAATGAAAATGTATTAGGTAATTTAACCGTAGCAAATATTCAAGTAGTTCTTATAACCGATTTAGAGCAATTAAAAGGGAATGTAAATAATTCACTTCAGACATTAACTTCATCTTTAATAGCACATACACACGTTACAGCGGTAGGACCTTCTACACCGCCTTCTTCACCTATTGTGTGCCCTATTATTCTTTAATCTTCTTGAATTTGTAAGATTACAGTTTTGGGTTCTGTGGTAGGTAATTGCGGAGTTTTCCACGTTAAGCGTGGAAGATTCTCTATTTCTGATTCATCTTCTATAGGTTCTGCAGCTCCTATTGTAAGTGATGTAGTACATAAACCCGTTGCAGAATAATTATGTGAGACAGAAATTAAATATCCTTTCATTATATTATATGTTCCTTCAAAAGCAATATATTTTCCTATGTATTGTTCTAAACCCGGTGTAAGGTCTATATTTATTGCATGTGTCTGCGATGATTGTAAAATACGTCTTCTACGCCATAAATTTCTATTCCTTGCAATTTGAACAGCAGAACTTAAAATATTATTTGCTTCATCTTCCGAATTTAAAAAGTTACTTGTTTCTCCATTTTTAAGCTTTTGATATTCGTATAATAATAAAGCAGATTGATATGTTAATACCTCTAAATCTAATATTGCTCCTTGCTCTAACTCAGGAATTTTTATTTTCTTTAATTGATCTTCTAATGACGTTAAATTAATTGAAATTGAATATCCTTCATCTCCTGTAGAAAGTAAAGGGAGTATATGTCCACCAAAGATATAATTTAATTGAGCAGTTCCTTCATCTAAAACATCTTCTGTTGGAACAACAAAAGTTATAAATAAATTAGGTACATTATGCGAATAATTAATTGATACATCAAATATTTTATTTCTTGGTATTAATAATTGAGCTTCTTTATTAAATTGGGCTAGAGTTCCTACCTTTAAATGATTCGGACCTATACTTTTTAATTCAACCATAGCTAAACTTGATAATAATTGAATTAAACCATCTATTGTAGTTTGGGTAGCCATACCATAACCACCCATAATTAATTGAGCCATTTTTAAACCTTCTACATCACCAAATGTTATGTCGTTTTCTATTTTAATATCTGTTATTCCTAAGTGTTTAAATAAACTCTTAAATAACCCTTCCCCCGATTCTTTTGCATTTTGTAAAACTTCATATAGTAAACCACCAAACATAAATTCATTGTCACCATTGTTTATCTTTTCTTTTAATATCTTTACGTTATTAGCTAAAATCTTACTTAATATAAAATCTTGAATAAGAGTAGGAGAAAGAAAATCATTACTTGCAGCAGAAGCTACATTAAATGAAATAGGGGATATAATTGTCTGCTGTAGTTGCCTTGTAAGTTGATCTTGTATACTAAATCCTTCTGAATAATTAAATGCACTTCTTTGCAAAATTTGTTCACTCATTACCATTTGATATTCTACATCATCAAAAATAAGAGTAACCGGACTAAAAGGCTTTAAATTTACTGCTTCTTGTCCGGGTGCTACCATAACATTACCTAATATATTCATTCCATTAAATGAAATTGAAGCACTTTCTACCCAAAAATCTTTGTTTTCACCAGAAATACATTTACATTTATGATGAGAAATTTTAGGCATTATTTATTTTCCTCCAATGGTTTCGGCTTGACTTTACCAGTAATTAAATCTTGATATGACACATCACGAGCTGCATCTAAAGCTATACTTAAACTAGATAACAAATTCTTTAGTTGTTCTGCATCACTTAATTGCATTTCTCTATTCATTCTTTCTTTTAAATCGTGAGCTGCAAATGCCATTCTAATAAGTTCTGTTGTACTTAATGTGCTGTGCTTGTTCCTCATTTCATTTAATAACCTCGAATATGCAAGTGAAGTTGTAGCTTCAATTATCTTGTTGCTTTCTATTGGAGGCATAAAACCTAATTTGAAAATCAAATCTAAATCAGGTTTGTAGAATGATATCTTAACAAATTTACTGAATTTGTCATAATCTGCACTTTCAACGTACATATCAAATTCATCTGCACTTTGTATCCCATTTAAATTCCATACAAGTACCCTGAATTTCTTTATTAAACCGGATTCAAAACTATTATACCCAGATACATCAAATGTATTAATTATCTGTTCATCTGTAAATTGCATGTTTATCATTACAGTAATTAATGCCTTAAAGGTTAAATTCCTTAAAATTAACTTATCAAAACCCAAAAACAATTTATTATTATCTAAAAACTCTTGAACTTCTTCGTTGATTATCGTTAGCTCATCTTCGGGTATTTGTTCATTAAACCATTCTTTGAATCGTTCAAATTCTATTCCATCATTTAAAATACCAGATTGCTTACATCTCTCAAATGTTAATTCTAAATCATTGGATATTTTATAAAAATATTGAAATATTCCATATGAAGGGTGCATTATTTCGACCTCCTTTTTATGCTCCTTGACTGGTTAATTCTTCAATCGTAATTTTCTCTTTGATTGTATTAATCAATTTATCTAGTGCAATTAGGAAGTTCTTGATAACTTTATAATCTATATTTTTTACTTTATTAAATTGAATTTGAATTAATAGATCAATTGCTTCGTGATAAATCTGTTCTAAAGTTTCTAAGTTAATTGATGGATATTCTTTAAGTGATTCCAAGAAATCTTGCGCTAAATTATTTGTTTCATTCTGTGTCGCAAGATTTTCTTCCGCTATCTTAGTTAATTTGTATAATATAGCTTCTATATTCTTGTCTTCAGCTTCTTTTGTTATTTTATCGTTAACTACATATACTTTCCCGTACTGCGTTGCATATTTACATATCTCTTGCGCTTGAACAGGTGGAATACCATATTGGAACATTTTCAAAATTGTATTTTCTTTACTAAGCTTTAAAGAAGCAGTTTTAGTTTGGAACAAATAAAATTTAGTTTTATACGATATCTCAAATTCAGGGTCAATTGCACTTGCTTTCTTTACAAAAGTAGTACCACGTGGCATAAAAAGCATTGGTGTCTTTTTCTCTGCTTCATATACACCTGTTGGATTCTTGATTATACTACTTCCTTCCTCTAATACAACCATACCTTCTTTAAGCGATTTTAAACCCGATGTTTTTACTATACATAAACGTGGAGTTTGAAGTAAAATCTGTTCGATTCTCATTGGCTCTGTAATGTAATTCGCTTCTTTATTTAAAAAGTGTCCTATCGCACCAGTAGATAAACCTATTTGTTTGTAATCTGTATCTATTTCTTTCATGTTTTCTGTATCAATAAACTTTTGCGTTGCACTCGCTGTCTTAATTATTTCATTATCAAATGTAATCATATGCATAGGCTTTTCTTCCGCTGTCTTTACAGCGTATACCTTGAATTCAGGATTATAAGCGACATTAGAATAAAACGTTTTGCGTGTTGGTATAGAATTAACATTCATATCATATAATTCAAGAATTTTTTTAATTTCTGCTTTTTTTACGTAATACTCTGCTATTTTTTGCATTACGGCCACCTCGCTTGTATTTATATGGTATATTGTATTTATCTAAAAGTTCTGCATTAGATATAGATGTATAAATCTTAGGTTTACCATTAACTACTTTCCTCACACATACTATATTAAGCTCATTTAAAAGATCTGCATATTTATTGTATTCTTTTAATTCAATCATTCCTTCCATCTCTCTCACCTACTTTTCATAAATCTCAACTTTGAAGTTCCTTTTATCAAGTGGTGTTATTTGAGCTAATTTAACCTTTCCAAAACTCGGTTGATATAATCCCATTTCTCCTAATGCAGCAAGTGGATTTTGGAATGAAGCACTTCCGCTTGTATCAGGTGTGGATTGTCTTGCCATAATCATCTTCATTACTTCATTTGAAACAGGTAAACCAATTGACATAGGATTAATAATCAAGCGCTCTACGTTCTTTTGTGTAATTACAGCTGATTCTGTTTTACCATCAGGTGTTTGTACATACATTACATACATAGGAAGTAAATTACCATCTTTGATAGCAAATGGTACTAAAATATTAACTGCATCAAATTTAAAATTAATATTACCTGTAACAATTTCTGAATTAACTGTTGTATCGTCGATTACAACCTGTGCATCAGTTGCAACGAAAAACGGATATTGTTTATAAAATATCTGTAAAATCGAAGTTGGCCATTCCGAACGATTTAATGGTAATTTGACTTCATTGTCTATCATTTTTAATTCCCTCCTTACGGTCTAATTGTTATATCAAAATAATATCCTTGAGTTCCATCTGGTGTTACCCCTCTAAATCTAATATTAGTTACGGTCGTTATATTATCCACATAATAGTAACTCAAACCATCTATTTCTATTATGTTTCCTTTTGCATTCGGATTATCTAAATCAAAAACTAATAATTCGTTATTATTTCCCCTTGCTAGCGCACTTAATGGTATAAACAATTTATCTTTTTCGGCCATTACATACTCATCTAATAGTATTTGTCTTTCTGGATAAATCTCAAAGTTATCAATAGAATATAAATTGATTTTTACTTCTTGTGTTTGTCCGGAAACCGTATCAGTGAATTTTACAACAGCTGTTTCTTTTATTTTTCCTTCTACATCAAGTACATTAAACTCTAATTCGCCTTCCCAACCCATTTTATCACCATTGTAACTTGGTGTAGAATTCACTAATGTAAATTTGCTTATACCACTTGCAGATATATCTAAATCAAATTGCCCAAATGGATCTGATATAAAATATTTTACTTTTCTTTTCACTCCTTCATTCCTAGAGAAAATTAACGTCTGTGTATTTAATTCGATTTCTTCTAATTTGAAATTTTGTACATTAAATGTAATTGTATCTACACTTGTTCCAATTTTATTTCTTGCGGTTATCTTAGCTGTCCACTTTCCTTCTGCGTTGAAGGTAGTGCTCGGAACAAGTACTACAAAATCGCCTGAATTTCTATAGTCTGTTAAAACCGGACTTGTACTGTTCGGACCATATAATTTAAATTCAACTTCTTCAACATTAGGATAAGCTGCATATTTAATTGGTATATTAATCGCTGCTTTTAAAGGTAAATCATATCTCTTCGGCGCAATGAATTTAGGTGCATAGCCAAATGCATATTCTTCCTCTTCTCTAACAATTAAATCATCAACAGTAGTATCTGGATAATTTAACTCGTAAATTATAAATAGCTTACCTGTAATAGGCATATTAGGTGTATTCCAGAAATTCATACCATAAATTGCAAATTGGTCTCCACTCCAACCAATAAATACAGGCATTTGATTAGGCGCTTTATCACTTGCAGGTACACTTTTGAAATTAGCAAATATTCCTCTAATTTTTCCAGAAAAAGGCAAAGATAAACTAACTGTGTAATATTTACCTGGAGATACAGAAAAATCCATTGCATATACAATTGCAGTTGCGTTACCTATATAATTCAAACCTGCATTTACAGATGCTTCCGGCTTTAATCCCAATTCCACAAATGGTGATTGTAATACATCATATAATCCACTATCAGAATTAACTTCTATACTTCCACCTGAGTAATTAAGCTTATATAATTCAATATTAAATGTTTTTGAAAAATAATAAGGTTCATCTTTTAACATAAAGAATTTATAAAATTCTTCACGTGTAAAATATTCTGGATGTTCATGTTCTGCAGGAGCTAAATCATTTTCACTGTATACTGCATTTGAATTCAAATCAATTAAATTCATTGCGTTTTGAACTGTTTCGTCAAATTGATAATATTGAGTTTCATGCCTGTGATTGATATCTGCTAAATCATTAGGAGACACTCCACCAATTATATCTGCTATATCTGCAGGTTCATCTACTTTAAAATATTCTGCATGTTCATGGTCTTTTAATGCAAAATCGGAAGCAGGGCGGTCGCCTAGTTTTAATGTCCCTATATACGCCTCTCCTTTTTTTACATATTCAGGATGTTCGTGATCGATCGGAGCAAGCATTTCTGGTGTTAAATATTCATCTCCAACCTTTACTGAACGAGCTTTCTCAACTGTTTCATTCTTTTTATAATACTCTGAATGCTCGTGTTCTTTTAATGATACTTCTGTGTATTTTACACCATTAATCTCTTCCGCTGTTTGAACCAGCGGATTCTCTTCTTTGGATTGCTCCGGATCTAACATTCTGTTTATTCTCCAATTCTTTAGCGCATCTATAACTTTCCCTATACTATCAGGGATTTTACTTAAAGATTTGTATATACCACTTTCAATTATGTAATCTAATATCTTCTTGTCCGCCATTGAGATCTCTCCTCACTCTAATGTGTTCAACAACTTTTCACTATTATACTATCATTAAAATAGAATTATGCCGAAAAAGGAGGAATAGCTATGGCTAATATTCAAGCCGCAATATCTCTGCAGTTTAATAATGAAAATAATCCATTTGCAAAATATATAGCTGGTATGTTAACTAATGCAATGGATAATATTTCTTATTTAAACCCAATTATTCAAAAATTAGTTGATTATGCAGCTCATTATAAGCTGCTTAATAATTCTTTGTTGAATGAATTACAAAATAATACGGAACAGTTCTTACGTGATTATCTTAACTCACGATTACCTAAGCTTTCTACAGAAATTATGAGCTTAAATCAAGTACAAAGTATATCTGTTGCTCAAACTTTAGCTTGGCTTTTAAGCGAAAGCAAGGAAGAAAATATTCCGGATTCGAGCTTTGGAGATTTTATAATCGGTGATTTTAGAATAGAAGATTTCGGAACCGCATTTTTAAAAGCAATTGTATACACCTATTTACAAGAACAACTCAATACTATTTCTGGCGAATATAAGGTTTTTCAGTTTATAAATAATAACTTTCCATCTGAAATTGATAATATCACTGATGAGATTTTTACAGCGTTGATTGGAACATTTATAGTAACTAAACCTGAATTAGTAAATCAGTTAGTTGCATCAAAACAATATTCTAACCCATTTATCAAGACAATTACACGATTGTATGCAAATGAAATAGATAATTTAAAAGCTTCATTTGTACAAGTAATGAAAAAATTAGAAGAAATGTCCGTAGAAGCATTCGCTACTTTAAACGGCTTTACTTCGCAAATGTATAATTTATCTATTCAATTTGAAAAGAATCTTAAAGGGCAAGCTTTTAAAGCACAAGAAGCTGAAAAAGCAAGTTACTTAGGAACTTATGATAACCATTATTCAATTGATGAAATCGCAATAGAGGGACATACACATAATGAATATTTAAGAAAAGACGAACCAGCTGAAGAGGCAAAGTACTTAGTTGATGAAAACGGAAATATATATGAAAAGAAACATTTTGCAAAGAAAGGGCATACGCATTCAGAGTATATTAATAAAAACGAAATAGTCTCTGCAGATTTTTTAATTGCACAGAATGAAAATGGTAGTAAAACACTATTAACTTCATCCGATCTTGCACCAGCTAATCATTCACATAATTATGTCTCTGCTACCGGACAGGTTATTTATGCTTTTGCTTATACAGTAGAGCTTATGCAAGATGTCTTATTAGTTCCAAAAGGGCATAAGCATAACGGTGATTATTTGAATCGCTTGCTTAAAAAGAGTGAAATTGCATATAATGCATTTCATTTAAATAATAAAACAGCAGATGATTTTGCTTTATCACAACATACACATGGAAATAAATACGTAACTTCAGATGAAGCTTTAGAATTAGGTGTTAGTATAGGAAGTATGCCTTGGTATAACAGTACTTCGAAAGGAATTGTAATTTACGATGAAAAGTATGGTTATACCAATCTAAAGGGTTCAATCGCTCATATTTTGTCGGGAACAATCACATTATATGGAGGTGCTCAAGTTGTCAATGTGCCTAATCCAATACATGTGCTGTATAATGTTATTTCTGGTGATAATCTTGCTTCTATGCCTACTTACGAATTTGTAACTTCTGTTGATAACGATGGAAATGTTAAATATACCGGAGTAAGGTTTGTACCTTCAACCTCCGGTAGAACTACTATACAATATACTATCTTCTATACCCCAGAAATGCCTGTTGATAATAGACATTTACATAAGATAAGTAGGTGATAATCTGTGGATGCAATAACTACAAAAACTATTTCTGAATCTCCATTAAAAGTCGAAAGACAAGCATCAATAGAATTAAATACTGAAGCCGCTGTAATAAAACATGCTAATTTAGAATTAAAAGTTGAAAGACAAGCATCAATAGAATTAAATACTAAAGTCGCTATAATAAAACAAGCTAATTTAGATAAAACTAAATTATTAATAAAAAATGTGCCAAAATCATATATAGAAGTTGATTATTTAAAGGCTATTTTGTCACTTATGTATCATGATTATGAAAAAGCGGCAGAAATGTTTGCTCAATTATATCAAAAAGCATATATCCAAATAATTGACGGTAAATATGTTATTACCGAAGGATACGAAGATACGGTTTACGCTGCTTTTGAAGAAGTTTTCGTTCAATATTTATCGGAACCAATTTTTAAATTAGGTTTAGAAAAGCCTTTAATTAAAAGCTACGATTCAACTACTCATACAGCTTTATTGCAAATTATATTAGGAGCAGCAATAGAATATAATCCTGAGCCACCTGAAATTCCTGGTACAGATTACACTAATGTTTACTTAAGGCGAAAAGAAAAGACATTAGATCGTGCTCCGATAACATTACACATAACCAAAGACGCAGAACATCTACATCAACCTAAATCGTTAAATGCACAAGTTGCTCGACTACAAAAAAAGAATGTAACTCAATTACTACAAGCAGAAGTTAATCAATCTTTTATAAAAACTGCACCAACATTAGGTGCTCATATTGTTTTAACTCAATCTAAATCTATATCATTAAATACTTATTCTAATTACGGCTTTTCATCTGGAGCACAAACCTTATACGATAGAAATAACTTAGATCAGTTTCCTTATCATCAAAATTGGCTTAAAGCAGTTAAACCTTACCTAAAAAGTGAAGTTATTCAAACAAATCTTACTACAAATTCATGTAATGCATTATATGCTTTAGATAGATCTCAACTAACATATCATACATGGTACCACGGCAGTCTTTATCCTTCACTTTTATGGGAATTTAACACTCCCGAGGAGGTTAACGAATGATATATTTTATAGTTAATAGCTATAATACAATTCAACATCAAAAAAATATAACGCCAATTCAATACAATACAACTAATATAGGTACTAAAGAAAGTAATGTGCGATTGTATTCGTATAAAATTTTTGATGTGTATAATTTAGTAAATAAAATGCGCTCTTCCTTCTTGCTTAATACAGAAGAATTAGTCTTTGACCCTAATGTTGTAAAAAAATACTATTACTTACAATATAATCGGCCAATTATTGATATAACGATCACCGTAAATAGTACAGAACTAAAAGAAGGAACAGATTATATAGTTGTTCCTGATGACCTTAATACTCTCTATACCCATGACAATAAACTGCTTATTTACTTCTTTGATGATTACAATAATGCAATACTTACATTTGAAACTGCAGAAATTAAAGCTGATGACTATATTGACTTTGGACTTATAGGCGAACAAGTATACGTAAAAGCATATGTACCACATAGAGATGAGTTCTTTATAAGGAGGTTTTAATATATGCCAAATATTTTTGTGAGTCGAATACACTGTGCAACTAATATTGATGATATTACTGATTTAGATCCTAATCAAACACTTAAGTTGATTGCTTATTGCGAATCTGGATATAAATTCGCATATTGGATTGATGATAATGGAAATATAATTAAATCTAATCCTTTTGTATTTTATGTTCCAAATAAAGATACAGTTCACCTTACTGCAGTATGTAGTAGAGCTACAGGTTTCTTAAAAGTATTCGCTCAAAATCAAAATTATGGAGTGTTTTATATAACTTATACAAAGAACGATATTGAAATATCCGAAGAACAATTAACTAATTTTTACGATATAGTTGATTTTGGTTCAAAGGTTACTTTGATTGCAGAACCGAAAGAAGGATATAAGTTTGTTGGTTGGATGTATAACGGCTCATTAATTTCTACCGATCTTATGTTTACATTTAATATGCCTGAGGAATACGATGTGACCATTATACCTATATTCGAACTTGAAGATGTAAATATACAAATTACTTATGACAAAACGTTAGGTGCAATTAGTGGAGACGGAACATATAAAAAAGGGCAAGAAGTGACAATAGAAGCTGTTGCTAACCCTACAGCTGAATTTATCGGGTGGAAAATTAACGGTGAAATGATTTTTGAAAATCCTTATACATTTATTGCAGAACAGGATTTAATTATTGAAGCGGTACTTCAAGGTAAAACAAGTAATTTATTACTTAATGGTAATTTTATGGATTATAACGTTGCAATTTCTACACCAAAAACAATTAATTACGGCGAATTAATTACTTTAACTGCCCCAGAGAAAATAGGTTATAAAATAAGATGGACAATCAATGGAAGCAAGGTAATTGAAGGTGTAAGTTCAATTGAATTGCTTGGAAAAGGAGAAGATTATACAGTTAGCTTGGATTATATTGCAGTAGAAGATGCGGTTATATATCAATACATTTATCCAAATGGAAGCGCGCAAATTACTATAAACGGTGCAAAACAAACAGGAAATACTGTAGATGTAATTATTACAGCTTTAAATAATTCAGTTATTCAATCGGTTATTATTAATGAAACAACCTATAACGTCAATAATACAGAATTTAATATCTCTATTACACTGCTGTCTGAAAATACTATTATAGTTAACTGCAAAGAGAATATCCAAGATGAAAATACGGATATTTTGATTCATACGTCCGATTATATTACAAAAACAATAGAGCTTCCGATTATTGATGCATTGGAATTAAACGCAATGCCTTTGAGTGTATTTTATGAATTCTATGAAGAATCAGATTTATTTACCTTAAGTGATGGTAGTATAAGTCCATTTAAGCAGTACATTGATATAGAGAAACTTGGAACATCACTTATGTTCAAAAACTGTAAATTTGCTGTATTAGAAACAAATGAACCTATATTAGATGTACTCGCAATCGAAAATATGACTTATGGTAGCGATTATATTCTCTTTACCTTTGAACCTCAAAACAGCTTTAGTTTTCAAAATAAAGTAATTATTGTATTTAACCCAGACACAATAGCAACAAGTGCATCTGTAACTTATTTAACTATTAACAACAGTCAAACTATTTATGATTTATTATCAAAAGCTTCACCTCTCGGTGCAAAAATTATTTGGAAAGCACCGAGCATAATTTGGATAAAAGAGCATAACATAACAGACGAACAAAAAAAGAAAGATTTAAATAAGCAGTTATCACAATACACAAGTGAATTAATACTTCCTGATGAATTATCGAATATTACACAAGGCACATACGTTACACCTGTTTACGGGCATATAGATATTGCAGTATACAATGGTATGAACTTGAACGGCAAACTCATTCAACTTCTTTGAAGGGGGATAATATATGTTAATTGATACATTTAAACAAAATATACGGAAATTTTTTCTAACAATGCGTGCGGTAACTAAGAGCATATCAGAACAAACTAAGCATGTATTACGTGCTTATAAACTTTCAACTGCAAAATATCTTTCTAAGAAAGGACACGTACATAACGAATACTTAAAAAAAGGTGAAGCAGCACAAAAAGCTAATAGATTATTAAATCAAACAGATGAATTATCAGCTAAAATACATTCGCACAAAGAATATTTTCCGGTTAAAGAAGTAAAAATTATTGATAGCAAACCAGTTGTTATATTAGATAAATCAATATTCTTAAATAACGTAATGTATTTAAATTTTGCCGATAAAAAGCATTATCATGTTGATTATTTACCTAAACAGCACATTTATAACCGATTATATGCGATGACAGCCGCACGTTTAAGTGATAATCGAACCCCTTCCAAATATAACCACGAGCATGATGAATATGTAAGTAAAGAAGAAAGTGTTAATTATACACAAGCTTTAAGTGATTCAATGAGATTAAAAAACACACCCGATCAGTTTTCTCCGAAAGAGCATTATCACGAACAATTGAATATATATCCTCATATTTATTCCAAATTTCAAGGTAAGGATAAAACTATAACAATAAATAGCAAGAAATTAGTCCTTATATATTCCAGCTATACAGGTATTTCCCAAACTAAACCTATTACAATACGTTTACCTTTACTTGATGAGTTAAAATGGCTTCCAGATGATATGTTAGCAAGGCAATTGGTGTTAACTAAAAATGTAAGATTTTATACTTTCTTTTGGGACGCATTGGCTCAATTTAATAGTTCGCTTAGTTCTTCTTCGCCTTTTACTATATATTATTACCAACGTAAAAAGAACCAAGACTGGTTCCAAGAATTATTATCAGCATTTATGTTAATATCATATTCTAATTCGAATTATAACTTCAATTCGATATTTGTATTTAATGAACATTTAAGTAGATTCTGCAATATAACTAAAACGACCGTATATAATAAAAAATGGCAAGTATCAAATAATGCAATTGTATGGGGAACAGAAATCAGTACAAGTACTTTAACAAGCTATTTTGATAATATGCAGAAGCATCTTTCTGCTGTGGAGTCTTATTATCGCTTGTTTTTCGATATAGACCCAGGCGAAGAAATGAATTATCCGCTTTCAGGTTTATTTTCAGTTGGTGGATTCGGTTCTTATAAAGATGGCAATAATACAAAACTTGAATTTTTTAACGGCGGCTTTCCGTTTTCAGCATTATTATTTGTAAAGGAGGAATAATATATGGTTAAGATAGCTGATTGTGTTGAACAAGGGCAGACGATTTTAATAGTTAATCCCAAAACAACAAGAATATACGGTGCAATACATGCAGGTACAACAGTGCAAAATGCTGATCCAAATACACAATACGTACAAGTTGTAGAATCATTAGATGAAGTAAATAATTGGATTGCTCAAGGTGCATTTTACAAAGATGGAGCTATATATAAAGGTATGACTACAAATGATTTGAATGTATTAGCTACTGCAGAACAAGAATTTAAAATACGAATACAATTCCCAGAATATGCTTCTACTACTCTAAATGTCTATTTATATAAAGAAGAAGAATTAATATGGGACGAAAGCTATACAGCAACCGGAGAAGTATATGATTTAAAATTAACAGCTCCAAAAGAAATTGGGCAATATACATTAAAGATAATTTCAGAAGAATATGGTCGGTTATCTATTACAATTGTTATTCCTGGTGAAGTTCCTAAACTTGTTAACGAACAAGTGCCCGAGCTTACAGAAGAAGAAAAAAGTCAAATTGAAGTCTTAAAACCCTTTGTCAATTCAGTAAAAGCAAGTATGAATATTCAAGAAGCTGATTTAGATAAACTTATAAATGATTCTGAGTTTGATACCTTAGCAAACGAATTATCTCAATTATCAGATGCACAAAAGAAAAAAATAATAGAAATGATTATAGCCAGAATTAAAAAGCTGTATTAGTGAGGTGGAAAAGAATGTTTAAATCTGTTTTCAGAGAATTAAATCCAATTCGCCTGCTAAAATCATTATTTAGTAAGAACGTACATTCTGAAAGAGCTGATACATTCATAAAAGGGCAAAAACCATCGCATAAAAAACATACACATGATATTTTTTATCTTAGAAATGATATCGTTCAAAAAGCCAAGAAAGTATCAGAGGATTTTTCAGATGTTTCATTAAAAAATCATAAACATAATGAATATATTGCAAATAGCGAAGTTGAAAATATAGAAAGCTTAAGAATTATTCCGTTGGAGAGTTTATCATATTTGAATCAAATCCCCGCTTATGCCTTTTCTCCGAAGAATCATAAACATCCGAGTTATAAAGAAAAACAAAATTATAAAGGGAGGATTAAAGCCGATAAAGGAAGTTTTATATATGGTAAAAATGGCCCTGTCACTGTTAATGGTATTTATTCTTCTTTGAATCATGAACATTCAGGTTATGTTTCTAAAAAAGATAGATGTATATACACACAAAAGCTTGGAAATCAAAAAGCAGAACATTTTGATCTAAAAAATCATTTTCATGAACAATATCATGACGTGTACAAATCAGTAAAACCTAAATTTACTGGTTTGGAATATGCAGACTATATTAATCTTAATCAAAATCAAACAAGTAGCTTTGCAATTATTCTCGGTGGAAGAAATTATAATACATATACTAAAAATGTTACTATTCATCCTAGAAGTGTAATTCCACGTTCTGTAGTAACGCAAAAAGTAGGTGTAAGTAATTTTTTGCCTACAGTTAGTAGTGCACCGTCCGTTTCAATGAAATTTACAGCTGGTACTACAGCTAATTTAGTAACTCTTTATAAAAGTTTCTTTAAGGAAGGAGTGTTTTATCCTACATATAGTTACGGTCAAGGTGCAACACGTTCAATGAAATATGCATTAGTATTTTATGATAGCGATGTATATTCTAACCTAAAAAAAGTAATTAAAAGACGATTAATTGTTGAAAATTTACCTACAATTAACGTATCAGTTGATTTTAAAGGTGATTTGATTGATAGTAGTAATAAATCAGCTGATTTAAATAACTCTTCATTTGTTAAATATGCAGGAATATACAATGATTCAGATACATGGATTCCAAGTATTAATCCAGATGATAATTCATTCCAATCAATTGGTCTTTCAATTAAAGCATGGTCAATGAAACTAGGTACTTTATTAAAACATAGTTTTAATTTAGCTGTCTTGACTATCTTAAATATTCTCGCGTCTATTGCAAATGGTTTTTATACTGTTGGAGATAATATAGATGTTGAAATTAATATTTTCGGTTGGAAATTTCGCCCTTTTAGTTTTGTGGCAAGTGTATTTTATGGTATTGCTAATGCTATAGGAGCGGGTATTAATGCAATTATAAGTACATTGTTAATGACAATTGATACAACAATAATGTATGTGGGTGCTAATCCAAATAATGTTATTATTTATAAGTATCATCGACAAAGTGATGGTGTGCCTATAGATGAATTTACAGGCGAATTAAAAGGTGAGACAATAGTAACGCAAAGTATAAACCGTGTGGTTGGTTCTGTAAAAATTGACACTAAATATCAATTCTATGGTGATCCACCAATTACATATAATGGTGTGTTCGGTGGAGAATTTTCAAATATTAACGAAATAAAGAATTATATTAATGACTTAATTAATGTACAGTATCATTTTGCATATTATTCTATTAAACCGCCTTCTTCGTCGACTAGTAGTTATTACGTAACAACAAAATACATTAACGGGTTTCCTGTTTACCTAATGAGAGGCATTTTGCCGATAAGGAGCAAACAGATAGGATTCAATCTATCTGTGGCTCAAGATCAAATTATTGTATACAATACAGGTATACCATTTGCATTGTTTACCGGTCTTCAAAGTAAAAGTGCTGGTGGAGGCGGCGATTATATGGCTTCTTAAACATTAATATAACCTGATATATTCAACATATATTCACCATATGGGCGTGGCGTAATTGCCACGTTTGTTATTAATATTGAATTAGAAACATCAATTGGTGATATTTCATCAAATGCTCTTAATGTGGTTTTGTCTCCTGCTTTGGGTAATGAAATAGATGTAGTTGGAAGAACTAAAAAAGAGCAGTCTATTTGAGCAGGATATGTACCATATATAACTACTTTATTTCCACGATTCGTATTATGTTTCGTTAAAGCTATGTGATAACTCAAAGTTAAAGCATTAAATGAAACTTTCCTCTTTTTTATCTTTTCATTGCTAACCGATATTGTTTGATTTATATTTTCAGGTACTTCTTTTATAAGTTTTTTAGGTGCTGTATTAATAATAATACCATTTATATTTACTTCTCCACCTATAGGTGAAGTAGATATAGTTAATGTTAATGTTTCTGCTAAAACATAATATTGATCTATATGAAAAATAAAAGGTGTATTATTTATTGATGCCTGTTCAATTTTTTTAAAAAAATCTATTGCTTCATTAAATGGTAAAAACATTTGAGCATCAATTGATTTGAATGCTTGTGCTTCTGGTACTATTAAAACCACATCTTCTAATGAATAGTTAATTCCCTTTAAGGTCTCTTCACCTAGTGTAATTTGAGTTAAATAACCCGGGTGCTCTTGAGCAATATTTGTATAGACTAATTCTTTTAAACGCTTCGGCATAATTATACACCTCCTGTATTATTATATTAGCAAGGGGGTGAAAATGTTGAGTTTAGAGAAACAAATTAAAATAAGACCAAGTGACTTCGTCGAAAAATTCTTTTATATTAATAATAGCCCTTTTACATTTAAAGGGCGTGAATATTTAAGAAAAGTTTATGATAGTGAATATAAAATATTCTTATTAAAAGCAGGGCGTCAGGTCGAAAAATCAACAACTATAGCAGGTAAAATGCTTACTTTAGCACTACTTATTCCTCATTTTCAAGAATTATACGTTTCACCATCATCGGAACAGACACGTAAGTTTTCATCACAGAAATTAGCTGAGCTAATAAATAATAGTCCTTTAATTCAAAGATATTATATAGGACCAGGTGTTGTTAAAAGAGTATATGAACGTTCATTTTTAAATGGAAGCCGTATTATGCTTGGTTATGCTTTCTTAAATGCAGATAGAATAAGAGGTGCTTCCGCTGACGCTGTGTTCATAGATGAAATCCAAGATATGATTACTGATAATATTCCTGTTATAGAAGAAACTATGTCCCACTCTCCATATGGTTATAGATTATATGCAGGTACACCTAAACATATGCAATCTGCTATAGAATTTTTTTGGCAAAGAAGCACACAAACTGAATGGGTTATAAAATGTGAACATTGTAATCATTGGAATATTTTAAGTGAAAAGAATATACAACCTCATGGATTAGCATGTGAAAAATGTGGAAAACTTTTAAATAAAGAGAATGGTGTATGGGCGGATATGGTTCCAGATGCCCCTATAAAATCATTAAGATTACCACAGCCTATTATGTCTTGGATCTCATGGAGTGATATATGGTATAAATACCAAAATTACTCCCGTGAAGCATTTTATAACGAAGTTCTTGCTTTACCTTATTCTACTGCTACTAATGTCTTAACTCAAGAAGATTTAGTTAGAGCTTCAGGTACACACCCCTTATTTGAAAAATATGATTCTAAATTTTTATATAATCAACCAACATATATGGGTATTGACTGGTCAACTAGTACACCAGATAGTCATTCGTATACAGTTGTAGTAATAGGAACATTTATCAATGGTAAATTTCACATTGTTCATATGAGACGATTTATGGGTTTACAGAGTGATATAGGTCTTGCAATAGAAGAAATATTAAAGCTTGCAAAAGAATTTAAAGTGCAGTTAATTGGTGCTGATTGGGGTGTTGGAAGTGGAGGAGCTAACGCTATCTTGAGAAGAGAATTAGGTGGATTTAATAAATTATGGGAGTTTTATTATTCATTTAATCAAAAGGAATTAGTTAAATGGGATAAGAAAGGTTTGAAGTTTGTAATTAATCGAACACAAACTTTAACTAATTTATTTATGAGAATCAAAGATCACTCTATAGTTTTTCCACGCTTTTCTGATTGGAGCTACTTAGCTGAAGATTTCTTGAATTTATACGTAGATTACAACAACCAAGAAGTAATGTTTTATAATAAATTACCGGATAAAAGCGATGATTTGGTTCATGCTGTTAATTTTTGCTACCTTGCTGCACTATTAAATACAGGGCAATTAAATGTAGTTAAAGCAAAAATGGCCTAAGGAGGCTGAAAAGTATGATTATAGAAACTTTAATTAAATTAGCAGCGCAAGAAGCAAAACACAAATGGGAAGGAAAGACAAAGAATTATGTAGTTGAAAAACTTAACCCACCTCCTGGTAAGAAAGGAATTAAATGGAGAAGAAAAGTAGTAAGAGACAAACATGGGTATAAACATATAGTCAATTTAGCTTGTAAGGGAGGAAAATGTGTAGCTACAAGTTTATGGCATGAAAAGAACGAGCCGATGGCTAAAAAGGCGAAAAAGCGCCTGCCGAAACTTAAATAGAAAGGGGTTGAATTAAATGACAACGGAACAATTATTTATGCTTGCTGATTATATTTCGGATAAATATATCAGCGGTGAAAACGATGATTTAAATGAACTTATTGCAGAAGTAGCGGAAGAAGAACAGCTGAATATTAAGCAAATTGAAGCATTATTAAATGAAGTGAATAGAGCTGTATTTCAGAAGTTGTTTGATATATATGAAGATAAAACTTTTGAATTCCCTATTGCTAAATTAGATTTAATTCTTGCGAAATTAAACAGAACTGAACCAGATAAAGTAGAGATATTTAAGATAGAAGCCGAGCCAAAAGAAGTTAACGAAGAAGAAGAATCAATGGCTAAGGCTGCTTCATTAATAGAATCAGAAATTAATGAAGAAGATTACATAATTGATTCTTCTATAATTGATACCGCTGATATTTTTGGAGTTAATTCCCTTGAGAAAGAAGCAAGTCAACCGGACAATACAAAGACTATTTTAAAAAAATATGTAAAACTTGCGAATGAATTTGAGCAATTAGCTCAAATTGCACATATAAAAATAGCGGAAATAAATGAACTTTTAGCACAAGCATCACAAATTATAGCTGAATTAAAAGCATTGGGAGTAAACGAAAATGAATTCGTAAAAACATTAAAAAGCAACCAAGTACCTGATGAAGTAATAAAGGAATTAACTATTGAATTTAGAAAAGTACAACCTGCGAAAGAAATCAGATTAGCTAAAACAGCTACATTGAAAGATGCATACGATTTAGGCCATCGTATTATAGAAGCACTTAGAACAGGTGATTCGTATAGAATGCAATTCATAAAGAAAGAAGCTTCTGAATATGATTTAAATAGTTTAGAAGAGAAATTAAAGATTATAGGTATTTACGATCAACTTCCAAGTTCCTTCTGGCATTCATTTAAACAGCCAATCAACGGTCAAGAAAAACTTGCTGAAGAGGAAATTAAATTTGAATCTAATATATTTCAAATAATCACAGTAGCAAATAAACTTCATGAATGTGAAAAAGCGGTTGGGCAATTTTTAAAGAAAGCATCAGAAATAAAGCAGTTTGTAGATGAACTTAACGACGAGAGTTTAAGATCTAATGCAGGTATTCTCTTTAAAAAACACGCTAATGTAATTAAAAAATACAATCAAGTAAAGGAGGCAAAAATATGAGTGAACTCTACAAACACGCACAGGTATTCAAACAAGCTTTAAAGGAAGATTTTGGTGTAGATAATAAAAAAGAAGTTACTAAAGAGGCTTCATTTGCACAAAAAGTTGTTCCTATGATTAGTGCAGCAGGCAAAACAATTGGTGCAATAGCAACAGGAGTAGAAGCTATAAATTCTATTAGTAAGATTACCAAACAACTGTCAGCTAAAAGTATTAATCTTGAACGTCTTGCAGAATCCATTAGTAAAAAATATCCTGGTTGGCCAAAAGATGAAACATTAAAATATTTACATCAACTTAAAATAAATGTTCCTGCAATTTTTAATGATCCTTATACACTTGAAGAAGCATTAAGGAGGGCATTCTTATACGGAGGATTCGATCCGCAGTATTTAATACAGCTAAAAGAGCTGTATTCAAAATATTCGAGGTGATAATTTATGATTTATAAAGAAATAGCTGTATCCGATTTTCAACATTCAGATATTTTTTTGTTGAAAGAAGGGAAATTAGAAAAGAGAGCTTCTATTGCAATGGAAGAGATAGCGAACGAAGCAAAGAAATTTATTGATAGTCTTGAACCAACCGAAGAAAAATTCTATTGTTTGGTTGTTGCATTAGGTGCAGGTGAATATTGGGGACCTAATAGAAATGGCGATTATTTTAAAGAAGAAGATCTAATTAAAAGTTACAAAACTTTTGAAGAAGGGCATGTGTTTAGATTACATGAAAATAAAGATCCAAATAAAGCACTCGGAAGAGTGCTTAAAGCTTTTTGGAACGATAGAATGAAAAGAGTTGAACTTATCTTAGAAGTAGATAGAGTAAAAGCACACGATATTCTAAATAGATTAATGAACAATGAAACAGTAGATGTATCAATGGGTTGTAAAGTTGAATATGATGTATGTAGTGTATGTGGTCATAAATCAAGAACGAGAGCTGAATATTGTGATCACTTAAAGTACAGTATGAAGAAAATGCTTCCAGACGGTACAAGAGTTTATGCGATTAATCCTAATCCGAAATTTTTTGATATTAGTTTTGTTAGACGCGGTGCAGATCCTACTGCAAAAGTTTTATTAAAAGTAGCTGAAGATGAATCAGTAGCTGCAATGCTTCCAAAACAAGAAAAAGTATCAGAAATGCACAAAGAAATTCCTGCAGAACACGTTCAATTAATAGATAAATTAATTAATAAGGGATTAGTTACAAGAGAATTCATTTTAAGACGTCCTATGATAGGACATTTAATTTTAAATAGAATTCTCAATCATTTAACTCCAGAAGAACTTTTAAGTGGCGCTTTATCATTAGGGTTATTCTTTAAACCGGAAGAATTAGTCTTCTTACTAAGCAGATTTCATACAAATAAACCAGAATATATTGCCAAGATAATAGCAGATACTCCTGTAACGAAAAAGAACATTATAATAATTAAAAAACATATTATCGATGTACCTTCTATATTTGAAGCTGAATTACCAGATAAACCTATTCTTGCGATACAGCATGAGAAGACAGCGGAAGAGCGTATAGTTGAAAGTGCATATATGTTGAAATTAGCTTCTGTATCTGATTTATTCCAATTATTAATTACATTAATTACTCCAGTTATGGCTTCAAGTGCAAAACGTGCAATTAAAAAAGAACTAATTCAAAAGCAGTTAAATCACCCAAAACTTGAACCACGTAATACAGCAATACTCAGACAACACGGAAATATAGCTGCAGGTATGCTTTTGTTAGGTAATGATTAATAATACTGCTAAATTTCAACATTTTTGAGTTTTTTGTATATACTTCTTAGTGTAATGCATTAAATCAACCAAATCTTTGTAAGGAGGGGTAAAGTATGTTTAAAAGTGCAGAAGAAAAAATGGCATATGAATTAGGTAAGATTTTGGGAAGAGGTATGGCTGAAGGATATCTCGAAAAAATTGCAGAGGAGCTTGAAGAACTTCAGCAAGCAGAATTAGAAGCAGCTGGAGTTCCAACAGATGTAGTTGAAGAAATTGAACCTGAAACAGATGAACCAGATTTCAACTATGAAGCTTCCGATGAAGATCCTGAAGTACAAAGTGCAATTCAACTTAGAGAAACACTTCTTGATATGACTCCAGAAGAAATAGTTGCATGGTACAACTCTCTTGATGATGCATCAAAGAATGTAATTGATAATATTCCTGAAATTAGATTGATTGTTGAGCAAGCACACGCAAGCTTCAACCAACCAATTTCCGAGCAGGTCTAAGCGTCACAGCTCTGGTCGGGGCTTATAAGGAGGTGAAATGAATGAACAAAGAAGCCCTAGCGCAACATATTGGACATTTACTGAACTCAATTGGAGTTACAAATACAATGACTATTTTTGCGGCTCAACCATTAAAAAAAGTAGCTGAAATGCTTGAAGAAGAGCCTACATTAAAGAAAGAAGCAAGTAGCTTTTTATTTAGTGAATTATATGAAATGATTAAATCAGCTGCTGGAACAGAAAAAACTGCATCTGAAGTAACACACGAAGAAACTGAAAATCTTCCTTCTATATATTTAAAGATGCTGGAACAAACGAACAATGAGATTCAGAAAGAAGCTGAGGAAAGTACAGAAATAACTGAAGATTCAGAGCCTAATGAAGTTTCAAAACCTGAAAAAAATTCAGAACCTGGTGATGGTATTAAAACAGCAAGTGTAAAAAATGAATTGATTAAAGATATTCTCTTTAAAAAAGCTGAATTAGAAGGGCTTGATGGTAAAGCAGTAATAGATGAAATGAAAGAATTAGAGAATAAAAACGTTCAAGAACTACTCAAAATAGCCAAAGAGCTTGATGAAAAGATTATTTTAACACAATCTTCTATAGGTGAACCTGATTTTATTAAGGGAGCATCTGCTTCCGATCCATTAACAGATTTATTGCTATCAAAAGCAAATTTATTTTAAAAATAAATGAAAGGAGTGAACTATATGACCAACAAATTTGACCTTTTAGTATCATTGGATAAGATTCATGTTATTAGTGTACCTGTAGCATCATCAGTTAATGTAACTCTTAAACCTGGTATGTTCGTTTCAATTGTAAACGGTGAAGCAGTTCTTCCTCCATCAGAAGGTTATGCACCTATTTATCTTGTATTAAGTGATATGGACGAACCAATTACTAAATATGCGGGAAAAATTGGTGTTGCATTTGGAGATATGAGAATTGAAACAGAAATGTATGAAACTGATACATATGCAGCAGGAGATGCTTTGACTGTTTCAAAAAATGGTCTTTTGAAAAAACATGCTGATGTTGGTGCTATCATTGGATACGTTGAATCAGTAGTAGATAACAAACTAATCGTAGTTTTAAAATAAGAGCCTATAGATAAGGAGGGATCCAAATATGTTATTTAAAGAAGCTGAACACAATCCTTATGTTATTAATTCAAGTTTCGTAAACTTAATTAAAACAGCTGAAGGTTTTGATGAGGTAGTTGAAAGTGCTGAATCATATCTAAGATTGAAACTCAGAGAAGATGGATTCTTTAGAAGAATTCTTCCACCAAGACTTATAACTCCTGCAGAACTTGACAGGGCCGAAACCACACTTTCACCTGTTAAAATCGAAGATAAGGAACCTGATGCACCAGCAGCAGTTACAATTGACTTTAGAGGTGGAGTAGAAACCAGATACGTAACTGCATCAAGATATACCGTTACATTCACTACTGTTAGCTCTAGAGAACAACAATACAGAGAACTCGAACTTATTACTTATAAAGAACCAGTAACCGCTATACTCAAACATATTCTTGAAAAAGAAATTCAAGCTGAAGAAGATAGAAACTTTATAATTGCATCTGATAAAGCAGTAGAGAATTCCGGAAACCTTGTAAATGGTACAAACACTATCTTCACAAAAGAAGAATTTGTTTCTATGCTTGAAAAACTTACAGAAAAGAAATTAATGCTTGAAGTAGTCTTAATGCCATTAAAAATGTTCTATCACATTCTTAAATGGGATTTCTCACAACTTGGTTCTGACCTCTTAAAAGAAGTTATAATTGATGGTTATAAATACAACACAATTCTTGGAAAGAAATTTGTTACTACAAACAAATACGAAATAGTAAAACCAAATGTAGCATATGGATATACAGAACCTAAATTCCTTGGTAAAGCATACTTGCTCGATCAAGATATTAAATTCCAACTCAAAACAGAATACGACTTAATTAGATTCAAGATGTGGGAAAATATCGGTGCTGCTATTGGTAACGCAAACGCTGTTGTTAAACTTGAACTTCCAACTGCATAGTAATTAGCCTCCACGTTGTAGTGGAGGCTTCTTAAAATCTTCTTTTTTAAGGAGAAGGGGCGAATAAAGGAGGGATTATAATGCCTGTAATTTATAATAAAAGCTATGCAACATTAATATTACCTTCTATAGGTAAAAGTATCAAAGGAAGAAAAAGCGCTTATCTGACAGATGAAGAGTTTGCTAAAATGAAAGGCGCTTTAATCGAATACGAAAAAATGGGTATTATTGCTATTGAATATAAAACTAAAGGTGTAACAATGCAACTTGTACAAGATGAAAATGGTAATTTAAAAACGGTATTACAAAAAGATTCAGATAAAGTACAAGTTGAAACAAATGTAGATGTAGCAGAAAAACAATCAAAGGAAGCACCTGCAGAAACAACAGAGAAATCAGAAACTCAAGAAAATCAATCAGTTACTGATGAGCAAGAAGATAACGATACTTCAAATTCCACAAAAAGCAGTAGTTCCACAAAAAAGAGTAGTTCAAAGAAGAGTAGTTCAAAGAAGAGTAGTTCAAAGAAGAGTAGCGGCTCAAAAGTAACTAGAACCAAACAAATAAATATGGGGTAATGGTGTATGAATAATATAAATTTAATAGTAGCATTTATTAAAAGAACCAAAACTGAAAAAATGAAAATACCTATCCCATTAAAAAATTCTGATAAAGAAAAGAAAAATGCAATTGTTTTTATTATTGATTATAAATAACAAATGAAGAGGGGGAGAAGATATGGAAGAAATTAAGACGGCAAGAGAATTTAAAACAACTGATATCGATTTGGCAACACACTTAGTATTGGAAGGATATACTAATTATAAATTAATTAAAAATCCAACCGGCTTTGTAACTATAGTTTTTAACGGTGAAGATATAGAACAAAAAGTGAGAGAATTTCCAAATAGTATAACAAATAAGGTCCTTTCAACTTATTTCGGATTAAAGAAAATAGTTAGATTAGCTAATAAATAACAGGAGGTGTATTTCATATGAGAAGTGCATTTTTAAAAGTATTTACAAGTTCAGCTAAAGATGCAAAAGATTTTAATGTAGAAAATCCTTCAGACAACGCAGATGCACAACTTTATTTGCCTGGAATTACCAATTACGATGATTCTGTTTATGTAACAAGTGATAACGTTGCAAATTATAAAATAATCGTTGATGGAAACAACCCAACTCATAGTGCTGTTCTTGTAACTAAACTTAAATTCTTGGATCTTTCATCAGAACAAACATTAATAAGCAATGTAAGAATGTATCTTACAGGTACAGTAGCTTCAGGTGCTTTCGTCGCTGTAAAAACAGCTGCTGATTTAACTGGACTTGATCCTGTAGCAGCATTAAGCGACTTTACACATTACTTTACAGATGATACAACAGCAACAAGTGATGCTTCCTTGTTCTCTGGAAAAACAAGAATTATAGATACAGATGACGCAACTTACGTTCAAATTCCAGTAAATGGTGCATTCGATCAACCATTTGAAACTGATTATATTCTTTTCCAACTCCAAATTAACCAAGGAACCGAAAAGATCACAACTACAAATGTTCTTCAAGGAGTCACAATTACATTCCTTTACGATGAAGAAGAAAATGTATAGTGATAAAAAAAAATAAAAAAGAAAAGCCCCTCATCGAGAGGGGCTTAATTATTATTCTTCTTTGTCTTCAAATGTTATTTTCGCTACCTTTTCAGTGTGTACAAATTCTTGCGGTAAATCAATATTTAATTTATTTAACAAGGTTTTTGTAATGTTAACTGCATTGAGTAACGTTTCAGATGGGATTTGTGCGTCTATAAGCATTTGCCTTATACTCTCTTCGTCTAATATTGTCTTGTTATATGTCTTTTTAACTATTCTAACGTTTTTCCCTTCTAATTCATCTACATCTTGTATTTTTTGTTGAATGTATTCTTCAATTAAGTTCAGTGCTCTCTTTAATGGTAGATACATATCTATTAAAGCTTCTTGTTCGTCATTTTCTATCTTTTCTTCTACAACTTCTGGCGATGCTTGTTTTACATATGGACAATGTACTGCAACTGAACACCAATTACAATGTGTTCCAGGTACAGCACTATATTCATCTGAATCCATAAGCTTTTTGTACATCTCTACAAAATCATCATCTTTAATATCCGATACATTAATTTTCCATGTAGAGAAAGCATCTTTAGTATCAAATCTAACGTACCAGAAGTATACATTTATTACATCATTGTCACTCAATCCAAAATAGTGCTTTGCTAAGAATGCATAATAGAATAATTGTAATTCATCTGCATTTTGCATCTTATTGGTTTTAAAATCTAAAACATGAACTGTTTTGGTATTGAAGAATTCTTCAAACCATACAAAGTCAAATATTCCTCTAAATACTGCTTTGCTATCATTAAAATCACAAGGTTGCAAATTTTCATCTAACGCAACTTGTAATTCACTGTGATAATCTACATCTTTTAAGGTAGTGAGTAAATCAACGTTAATGTTTTTTATTATTTCTAATATTTCAGTTTGTACTTCAGGTGCCAGATCAGAATTCATAAGTTTTTGTGTGGTTACATCTTCAAATACTTTGGTAATTGATTTCGAAGGAAATGCTTTAATTGTATTAATTGTTTCTTCTAAAATTTCATGGACTGTTTTACCTATTTGAAGTGCAGATGTTTCGATTTGAATTCTTGGTAGTTTATCTAAATATACCATTTTAAACTGAAGCGGACACTTCTTGAACATACTCATCATTGTGTAACTCATTGGTAAACTCATCAAAATCCACCTCCTACTCCATTATTAATATACTCTTGAATAACATTATATACTCTTTCTGCATCTTCTTCGTTTAATTCTGTGAATTTAGAAACACCATAGAACTCCAATTCTTGTTGTACTAAATCAATAATTTCTGGTTGCTGCTTCGATAATGTAATTAATTCTTTATACAACTGCATTGTCTTACTTGAAATTGGTTGTGGTTGTGGTTGTACAGATGATTGTGGATTAGAAGCTGTATTATTATAATCATTTGAATCATCTTCTACTTCGTCAATTGCTTCTGCTTCTAATCCAACTCCAAGAGCATTTAAACATCTACCTAATGCATTTGTTTGTAATTTCTTAAATGTAAAATCATCTGCACTAACATTTCCTATATTGACTGTTGATACACTATAAAGCTTATCTCCACCTATTTTATCTTTATATACATTCAATTCACAGGTTAATACAACAAAATACATTTGATTCTGAGTTTGTTGTATAGTGTTTTGTTGATTCTGATTAGGTTGTGGACGTGTTATAATTGGTTTGATATCAGATAGATTATATTTGATTTCATAAGCCCAATTCTTTTGATCGCATACTTCTTTGAATATCTTTAATCGCCCTTCTATAGTAAGATATTCTATTATATATACTTCCCCTGTTTTCTTATTTGATCTTTTTTGTTTGAGAATATAATCTTTAATTTGCTCTTTTGGAAATGTAATACCACACCAACCTATATTTTGTGGAATTTGTTTTATTACTTTTGGTGCATTGTACATATTCTTCACTCTCCCTTCTCTTTATTTTTTTGATTTAAAACCAATGAAAAATTCTTTTGCTACATTAAGAATATTCGTCTTATCTTCGCCACCTTCAACTGCAATTGTAAATTCTAATGATTTGCTATATAGCTTTTCTTCTACTAATTTTTCTACCGTCTTAAACTTTTCAGATGGTTCGTGTGCGACAAAATCGAATATGAACTTTGTTGTTTTTTCTTTATCGCCAAGACGATGGATACGATTAATTCTTTGCTGTACAACTGCAGGATTCCATGGTAAATCGTAATTAATTAGGTAATTTACAAATTGTAAATTAACACCATACGCTAATGTATCTGTCGCAATTAATATCCCTCCTTCTTTTTCTTTGAATTTGGAAATTAATTCCTCTTTCTTTTTATTAGATGTTGCACCAGTTATTACATATATACTCCTTCCTACTTTTGCTTTCTTTAAGAATTGCGCTATTCTGTCTGCTACCTGCGCAAATTGTGTGAATATTAATAAACGTTCTTTATCATCTAAATCTTCTAATATATCCAATAATGCTTCAATTTTTGGTGGAACTGATTCTTTCTTTGGTAGCATTTGTTTGATTTCATCTGATGAAGTTAAGAATGGGTCATCTTCAACTACTCTTAAGTGCTGAAGCCATTTAAATAATTCCGATTGCTGATTTTTAAAACTCATTTTTCTAACCGTATCTAATATGTCTCTTTGTGTTTCATTGATTTCTATGTATCTTCTAGTTACTATCTTTTCTGGTAAGTCTTTTGCAACTTCTGATTTTACACGTCTAATAAACAGCGGCTTTGCAATCTCATAGAACAACTTTAGATTTTTAAAACCTTCTATAACTTCTACCGTCCTATTTTGAGTTCTAATATAAATTTCCTTAGTAATACAGAAATTACCCCTAAAGAAGTTATAACCAATGAAATCATTAATTAGAAATTCTAATATATTTTTAAAATCTTCGAGCTTATTTTCATAAGGTGTCCCGGTTAGTAGGATTTTAAAACTTTCTAAGGCTATTTGCTTGGATATTTTATGATTTATTGTGCTTTTGTTCTTGATTTTACTTGCTTCATCTATTATAACTAAACTTCGTTTTCCAAGCGGTGGAATTAATGAGACTTTTAATTTGTTATTTTGCTGTACTTCTATGTTTTTGTATATTGTTTGTCTAAGTGCTTCAAAATTGATTATATGAACACCAGGCAAGTATAATTCCTTAAATGACCTTGGGTGAGAATCTAATACTTTTGCTTTTATTCCTTCGAATTTAAGGAATTCATTTTTCCATTGCAGTTTCAGTGAGTTGGGACACACAACTAATACATTATCTATCTCTTCTTTTTGAAGAAGAATCGATGCAACCGCAATTGCTTGAACTGTTTTACCTAACCCCATTTCATCAGCTATTAAATAACCGTTCCAATTTAATTCATAAGCTTTGAGTGTGTTTATAACTCCATCTCTTTGAAATGGCATTAAGTAAGGTGGAAGTTTATATGCATTTTTCAGTTGATATTTCTCAAGCTCTAAATCAGGTTCATTAAAAATCAAACGTGAAACGATAGAACGTGTAGTAAATGTATTAACTGTACTCCATGTGTTATAATAATCACTGTACTTAAAACCTAATTTTTGGAGTAATTTACGTTGATTATCATTTAGTTTCTTGTTATTAACAACCAAAAAGCTTCCTTTACCATACGCTGGTTTCTCTATCTTCCATGTCCAATCTTTAGTCTTTGCGATTAATTCTTCTAATTTCTTTATATCTTCTGTATTTGCACCAGCTTGAATTCCCCAGTTTTTTAAGGCGGTTAATGCTTCTTTATTCGGTAGTTTCTTAATTTCTATCTCCCAGCATTTATCATGCGGGTTCCATCTTGTATTTGGTGGTCTTCCAAATTTTTCAAATGTTTGATAATCAGTAAAGAATTTAATAAATGTATTATCCACTACTATTGTTGTCGTTGGTCCGCTTAACATTATTGTCACTCCTTTCGCCTTTTTTCTTTTTCCTCGGTTTCGGTACAAATTGTAATGGTTTCTCGATCCCGTTTTCTAATAGTTCTCTGTTTAATTGCCTACTGATTCTTGCAATTGCTTTATACGAAGGTTGAGTCCATGTCCATTCTTTTGTTTTTCTATTAAAGTATACTCTTGGTTTATAAAATAATACCCAAACAGTAAATGATCCTGCAAAGGTTAGTATACCATACTTCTTTAGTCCTTCTTTAATTGCTGTTTCTGCTTCCTGAGCTAATATTTCAGCTGTTTCTGTATCCATTGTATCTTTGAATGTCTTTTGAAAATGCTTTTTAATCACTTTCCATGCTCTCGGGGCTCGATTGTTTATTTGCATTCCCTTCGGCTTGTATCTCTGGGCATCTTTGTAATTTTTTTGCAATTTTCTCCACCACCTTTTCCGCTAAGATATCTGCATATGCTGAATAAAAATCTTCTAATAAATCACTATTATAATCAAGTAATCCTATTTTATGAGACATTAAATTTAAATACCAGAATAAAGCTTCTTCTGTTACTTGCCGAATAGTTATCCCTCTAAATTTCGCTATCTTTTTGAATTGATCATATATGTAATCAGGAATTCGCAAATAGTGCATAAGTTTCAACCTCCGGGAGCAGTGATATTAATCCATTTAAATCAAACGTTGGTAAATGTTTTAATGGTTCTGGCAACTCAACTATGTTTAATGTCTGATCACTTCTTTTAGTAAATTTGAGAATATCTGGATATGAAACTAAAATCTTATTCGTTATTTCTAATAATTGCTTTAATGTCAAATCTGGAAAACATGTTTTAAGCATTAAATTGATATCTTTTACACTTTTTACAGTTGTAGCTAAGTGAATTACCAAATTGTCTTTACCGTCCTTCTGCTGATTGTAAGCTGTATACTTTAATATTGTATCATTATTAATGTAGACAATTTTTGTTGTTATTAATTCTAATTCATCGGCTTGTGTTGCAAGTTCTTTTAATACAATATCAAAGAACACACGATTTTCAAAGTCCAACCATGCTTGAATCATTTTATTTCCCCCCTAAGCTTTTTATTGTGGTTGTTCTTCAAACATTGTATCTAAGAAATCGAAAAGAGATAAATTATTTACAGGTAATGAATTTTGTTTTGAATACATATAAATATGTTCTACGAGATTACGCCCACCATTACCATAAATACTTTCTTTTTCCATAATATCCTCACGCTGCTGGAAGAAATATAACATTTCATCCAACTTATAATATAGAAAATACAAACACCAATTATATAAAACTGTAAAAATATCCAAACCGGGCATAATCACATCATAAGGTAGGCCATCTTCATCTGCTTTTGATAAAAGTAATAATTGATCTTTACTACTTTGAGGAACCATTTGGTGGGCAATAGTCAATAGAATATTTTCAAGATGCTCTTCAAAATATTGTGGACGTTGCTTTTGCAAAAAGTATAAATTCTTGCTCCATATACTAATTAGGAATATAATATCACCACGTGCTGTGTATTGATTAATCTTTGGTAAATCATTAATTGTATTAACAATCAAACTCTGATTATCTGTTTCTTCAAGCCTATACACTCCTTTGCTAAGCTGTATAGGCATCGCATCATAATCAATGATATAATTTCCGACACGGACGTAATCTTTTGTTCCAGAAAAATGTGAAGTTTCTACGATAAAATGGTCAACTTTAACCTCTTCTAATTTTTTATTCGATATTCTCCAAAAAAATGAAAATGTATTATCTTCATTTATTCGAATTAAAACTTTATTTGGTCCCCCTAAATACATATTAGGTAATATAGGCATGGCAAATGTTTTGCCGTTTGAAATAGTTAAATATGGCTTTGATTCAAGTAATTTATTTATTGCTCCACCGTTAACAAGTAAACCATAATCTATTTTCGAAACATTATCCAGAATTAAAATTTTGCCTATATTCATAATATTACCACCCCTTATTATAAATATTAATGTTTTTTCTTTTTGCGATAGAAATTCTTCAGCCATTCATTAAATTCTTCTTCTCGCCATGCTCTTATTTTATCAGCTAATATCAATCCTCCTTTCGCACCATATTTTCTAAATACTTTATCTGCTAAAAACAACGCATAATTATCTGCAAACTCCTTACCATATATCTTCCTTGCTTTTAAAATGGATTCCTTCATAACGTACTTCATTTCCCTTAATTTATATTTATTATCTATATTAAATTTATCTGAAATTTGTTTGACTAATTGATTAATATTCATGCCCGCCACCTCCATTATACAAGTTTATTATATCATTATTTTGATTAAAAAACAAACGAAAATTAGAAAGTTTACAATAAGAGAAAGGGGCACTAAAACCGTGCCCCTCGAATTAAAAACAATATAATTGTTACACTATGATTTTTTGATAATTTGATATTCTTCTAACGCTTTACCTAATTTCGTTATTTGCCCAGATTTAACTAATCTTAAACCGTTTAATGCGTAACCAGCTATATCTTTTAGTGCGTCTTCTACTATTTCGTTGCCCGTTAATTCAGAGTTTGGATCTGATATTACTTCTTTAATCCTTGCCACCTTATCGTTCAACCGAATAATAATTCCAATTAGACCATAATCAATCAAGTTTTTGTCACCATATTTTTTGTTTCTATCTAACAAAAGTTCTTTTACCTCTTCAATGACTTTTTCTAAATCACCCACCAGAGATCCCTCCTTAAACGTTCAATTCTTGGCTCCTTAAATCAAATATTTTTTGAATTAGCTCAACATTATTTGTATTTTTAATTAAATCGACAATGCCGAGCCTTGTTCTTATTAACTCCTTTTTGCGCTCTGTACGAAAATGTCTCTTTATGTCAATTATAAACTGAACAATTTGCTTTATTTCGGATAATGTAAGTTGAGTACTATAAAAACCAAATTTTAATTGTATTCCCGACATTTGGACTGTATATTTCACATACAAAAACGTCTTTGGAATATTTACTATACGTTTTCGTGCAACTACCTTATAAAATACAGAGCGCTTTTTATAATTGAATAATGATTGCTCTTTTAAAAAGCCCGGTAAATCCATCTGATTGATTTGTTCTTTTAAATTTTCATTATCTTTCAATAATTCCCTAGCAAATAACGTTTGAACATATGAAACAGCGGCTTGAGTCGCCGCCGTAATATCTAAAAATTCCCATTTACTAAAGCTAATCTTAGAACGATACATTATTTCACCTTCTGTCAGAACAAATCCTTAAGTTTTTCGTACATTGCCGGATCAAAACCTGCTTCAATTACTCTCTCTATCAATTTGTTCTTTCTTGAAAGTAATATTTTCCTTCTTTGCATGTTCTTTTCTTCTTCTAAAATCTTATTTATCTCTTTAATTTCGTTTATACTTTCTTCTTGAATGTTCCTAACTACTTCTTTTTGTGCGTTCTTAATGTTTTCTAATACTTCGTTCTTTATCTCTTCAACTTTTAATACTGCTTCTTCATAAGTTGTTTTAGAAATACTAAAGCTAATATCAAAGCTTTCATAATTACCCAAGTTTTTAGTAAAACCAACGAATAAATGAATCTTCTTTTCCTCCTTTTTTGGATTATTCGCTTGTTTTTCCTCCTCTTCAATAATCTTATCCATGAATTCCTCTGCCATAATCTCTCCTCCTTTTTTTATTGTTCACCGTAATCATCATAATCAGCACGTAATTTAATTAAATCAATTTTGGTTTGTAATAACTTAATTCTCTCTTGCGAAGATGCACTTTTTAGCTTAATATCAATTTGTGCAATTTTATATTGTATTTCTTTGTACTTTAATCGTTTATAAATATATTCTACATTAGGTTGAATTTCCTTATCTAATCGCATTACTAAATTAGTCAAAAAATCTTTCTCACGTGGAGTGAGTTTATCGGGCTCGTGAATTAGCTTTTTTCTAATTAATTCAGCTGAACCTTGTAAAAGAATATCCCACTTACTAAATGCTTCACGATCTTTCATGAGCCAATATAAATACCAATGCTCAGCCAATATCTTTGGAATGTTATTTGTATTTGCTATGTTTTTGTTATCTTTCTTATCACGTGAATGTATATAATCTATAATTTCTTTTTTTGATAATCCTGATTCTTCACTCCACAAATTAACAAATTCATCAAATTTAGCAAGATTGTTCTTTTCTAAATCCTTTGCAATGTCCTTTAAGAATACAAATCGACTGTGTTGTTCTGCAATATCTAGACTTTGATCATAAAGGAATCTAACTGCATCAATTATATTATTTGGCTCTTGAATGTATTTTTGTAAATCAACTGCTTTAGCTAGTTCATCTAAATCTTTTGCTCCGTTAATTTTCAAGATTTTTACATTAAAATCATTCTTTAATGCTGGATAGATTAACCTTTTTGTCGCTTGCTCTCCAGCTGCATCATTATCTAAAGCAATAATTAAATTTTTTGCAACGCGCTCAAGCAAATATAAATGTTCATTAGTAAATGCAGTCCCCATAATTGCAACTGCATTTTTTAAGCCGTTCTTCCATAATGAAATCACATCGAAGAACCCTTCTACTATAAAAGCAAATTCATATGTTTTAATAAATTCTTGAGCACGTGCAAAATTATATAATAGTTTACTCTTATTAAAAAAGATTGTATTAGGGCTATTTAAATATTTAACTTGTCCTTCGCCCACAACTCTTCCTGAAAAACCAACTACTCTCCCGTTAATATCTTCAATTGGAAATATTACTCTTCCTTCAAATGCATCATGCTTTTTTGTAAAGCCCCAAGAAGAGAACTGTGTCATATTATTTTTCTTTGCTATTTCAAGTGGCAAATGCTTTCCTATAGGTGCATAACCTATCTTGAATGTTTTTATATCTTCATCTGTTAACCCGCGTTTATATAAATAATCTAATGCAGGTCTGTTTTCCGGTTTGTATAATTCTTCCATATAAGCTTCCGATAATTCTTTATAGAACTTATAATATCCATGCTCTGCTTGCCTCTTTATATCTACATCTAAATTGAAAAATTCCGCTATCTTCTCAATTGCTTCTATAAAACTTATACCTTCGTATAATTCAACAAAGGTAATTGCATCACCTGATTTACCACAACCAAAACATTTAAATATTCCCTTTTCATCACTTACAGAAAAGCTTGGATCACTATCCATATGAAATGGACATTGAGCTCTATAATTCTTTCCCACTTTCTGTAAATTTAAATAATTGCCTATTATACTTGATATAGGAATTTCTGTTTTTATGTATTGAAGAGCCTCTTCAATTGTCATTTCTTAACCCCCTTTTTTTAAAATTTATTACATATTTATAGATCTCATTCAGGTTCTTTATTGCTTTCTGTTCGTTTTCGTCCCACCTGTCTTTTATTGATTCTACAAAATCATCGTACATATTTAATAATTCAATAATTTTATTTTGTTCTTCTTCGGTTATATCTTTCCATACTTTGTTTATTGCATTAAACAATTTATGCAATTCAATTTTGTATATTTCACTTGGTTTATAACCAATAAAATACATTTTTACACCTCCTCCCATTATTGTTGCTTCTGCAACCATTCCTGTAATGTATAAAAATATTGATTAGGCATATCAAACCACAGATAAGCCTCTCCTGTTGCACCATTTCTCTGTTTTGCAATTATTACTTCTGTATATTCTCGCGCTTCAATGTATTTACTTGGATTAATTTCGTCCAGAGGCTTATCTTTATTAGGGCGCCATACAAGTAAAATAATATCAGCGTCTTGTTCAATTGAACCTGATTCTCTTAGTTCGGCCATGGTTGGACGCTTGTTCTCTCTCTTTTCTGATTCCCTGTTTAATTGACTCGCTGTAATTAATATTGTTCCAGTAGTTTTTGCAAAGAATTTTAATGTATTACTAATCTTTCCAACTTCTTCTACTCTAGAATGACCTTTTGCAGTAATTAACTGCAAATAATCCACAAATAATACTTTAACTTGATGATTATAAACCAAGGCATGGAGAGCATTTTCAATATTCTCAATATGATTATTTCTAATTTTACCAAAATAAATAGGTAATTCAAATAAATACTTCTGAGCTTTGAGCATTATACTCTTGAATGTATCTTCATCCATTTCGGAATATCCTGAATACAAATTATATCTTTTATGTTCATTCGGAATAAATCTTGCGGCCATTCTCGCAAGCAGAGCAGTTTCAGGCATTTCTACTGATACAAATCCAACGGGTATACCCCGTTCTGCAAAACGCTCTGCTATAGTTAAAAGTAAAGCTGTTTTACCTACACTTGGTCTGGCCGCAACAACTATCATTTCACCACCTAACAACCCACTTATTTGCTCATCAAATAAAGGCAATTGAAGACCACCTGTTTCACGCAGTTTTGACATTTCAAGTACAAACGATGAAAAAATTTCATCGATAGCTTCAACGTTATTTTGATTGCCTAAACTAGCAATAACATCTAATAATTTTGATTTCGATTCATTTAAATTATCTACAGAGGTGGTTTCAATGAGTTGTTTTAGACTATTTTTGAATCTTTCAGTTTCTCTCTTTTTGTTATAGTCTTCTACAAGATCTGAAAGCTGTTTTGGACTCTTTGCATTATCCAAAAATAAATTAATATCATACCCCAAATTCTCAATTCTTTCTGATAACAACTGATATGAAGTTGATTCAGCTTTGATTAATAAACTTTTTAAAGGTTCAAATTCAGGTGGGACATCTAAATTAAGAAGGATAAAACGATGTTCTGGGTGAAGAAGTACTGTACCAAAAATACCATACAACGATAAAGAATAATCTTCTTGCTTTATCTCTGGCATAAAACTACACCTCCCGTGCTTTTCTACTCAAAAATTCTAACATGAAAACAAAAAACAAGTTGCAATCTACTCCCCATGCCTAATAATAATAATAATAATCATTTTGTATATAACAAGAAATAGTCGTTTTTTGTAAAACTTCATCAAAGAATTCAAGTAATGATAAAATCAGAAAATAGAGGAGGGATTAAGATGAATCATGCCTTAATTAAACAAGCTCAATTATTAACAGAACAGCTAAAAAAAGAGGCGGAGCAAAAGGAAGCGTCATTAGCTAATGTATTTAAACCTTTTGCTAAATCACTTTCCAAATATATTCAAAAAGGAATGTATAAAATCACACCTACTTTGAATAAAACAAAGAAATGGTATAAAAAACAGCCGAAACTTGTTCAAAATATATTACGAACAGCAGGTGATGCAACTATGTTCGGTATAGCTTCAGTTCCTGTTTCTTTAGCAACTGATGCAGCTCTTACAGGATATCGCGCATCATTAGAAAAGAAATATAATCTTACTAATCAATACAACAAACAATTAAATAAAATTTAGAGGGGAGGATTGATTCGTATGAGTGTAGAACACATAAAATTAGCACAAGCTACAAAAAAAGCACAAGAAATAATTGCAAACAGAAGTGAAAAAATACAATATGCATTAGAATTAACTAGAAGCCTTCAAAAAGAGGCGGCATGGGGAGATATATTTAAAACGATGGGGCAACATTTAAAGGATATATCAAGGAAGCTCAAGATAAATAAAGTTAAACCTCCAATTCAAAAAGTAAAATTACAAAATCCTTACATACAAAAAACGAAGAACTTCCTAAAGAATAATAAGAAGCTGCTCATAGCTAGTGGAGCTTCCGGTTTAACAGGAGGAATAATCGGTGCACAAATAGCTAAAAATCAGAACAAACAGCAATGAGTGAGGTGAAAATAATATGACGCCATTAGAGCGAGAGTTTATTATAAATACCCTGCTTATTAAAGAAGCAGGTATGAACCCTATTAGAAATTATCAAGCCAAGAAATACACACAAGCATTAGGAAAGAGTTTCAAATCAGCATTAAAAAGTTCTGCGCTATTCAGTTTGGCTTTTATGCCTTTAAGTTTGTATTCTGTTAATCAGCAAGTAAAAGCTAAGGCACAACAGCTAAATGCAGCCAAACCGCCTAATATTAATCAGATACCTAATCAAACATATAAGTTAAATCGTATAAACACCTTGCAAAAGCAAGCGAGTATATTTCAACAACCAAAACAATTAAAGAAAAAGAAAAATATTGCACAAGCATTTAACCCAAAGAATATGGCCAAATCATTTGGAAAAAGCTTTGTTGATTTAGGTGTATATTCTGGAGTAAGTTCTGTAACTGATAAAATATTTAATCCTATATATAAAGCAAACAATAAAATCTGGTCTAAAATATTCAAAGCGCTGCCTGAGAGATTCTACCAACAGTAAAAAGCCCCATTAACGGGGCTTTTCTTATCTTGCTCCAGCTTCTAACTTCCATTGTTCATGATATAATAAAAATGAAAATAAAAAAGGGGGAATTAGTTATGGTTGAATATCAAGTAATTGATTTAGATAATTTAGATTATTCAAGAGTAAAATCTATACCAAAAATCAATCCAAATAAAGTTATAGTTACAGCACAATCAATTAATAAGAATTATATTATATTTCTAAATTTAGTTGAATGGCTTTATCGAAATAGATTACGAGTAATTGTAAAATTAAAGCATATGGACTTCAGTTTATTAAAACTTACTCGGTTCAGAGAAGCCTTAAGTAAAATACACGGCTTATATATAAACGAAAAAGAAATGGATATAGAACAACTCTTAAAAAGCTACGAAAAAGTTATGGACGCAAATATGCAAGAGCTAATTTTATTATTGAACAAAATCTAAAGTCTTGGAGCAAAGTTATGCGATTCTCTTTCTGGATTAATTTTAAATTTCTCAAGTAAATTTGGATTAGGTACTTCGGTACAAACCAATTTATAAGCAACGGGAACCACACCTAAGCGAATTGGACTCACTTCTGATACTTTTAAAAATAAACCCAAACTATTCACATAAATTAAGTCTTCAGGTGACAATATAATATCCGCTGGAAGTAATAAATACCATGACTTATTGAATTGTATAAATGGATTATTATTTTTCTGCTTTTGTGGTAGTGAAACCAAAAAGGCTTGTGTGAAAATTGGTTTATTATATCCTCCTTGATAACCTGTTCCGAAGCATTCGGGACAATATGGATCTGAAGCTTTTCTTAAAGCATGATTAAAACATCTCGGACATTTTGCACCACCATATTTAACTGTAAAAATATTAACGTTTACCCCTTGGTACTTCATAAATAATTGTTTAATCGTATCAATTGCATAATCATGTAATAAATCTTCAGTATTAACAACTGGAATATAAATTCCGGGCATTTCATTATAAACATTAGGTGTTTCGGTTTCAACTAAAATACGAAGTCTTACCGATAATTCATATTGTTCATTGTATGTTAAATTACGTGGAATTTGTAGATATCGCTGTCCTGTAACATCAAAGCGTAAGATCATATTATCTGTATTACCAAAGTATAATTCCAACCAAAGTAAATTTCCTGCTTCTAAAGCCTTTATATATTCCCATGAGACAATAACATTCTTTTCCGTTGGATATACCTGCATGTTTTTTATGTATTTATCAAAACCAGATATCTGGTCTTTAATTAATAATGTCTGAGCATTAAATATGGGATTATCATTTTGAATATCTGTTATTACCATATATTTATTTAATTGTATTTCTTCTTTTTTCTGCTTGATTAAAAACGGCGTGTTGTTTAGATCGAAATCGAATTTTGCCATATACTACACCTCACTTATTGAACAACCAATTCATATTCCAGCCACGGTGGTAGTACATCTTTGAGTATTTCTTGTAATTCTTCTTCTGTGACTTCTTCAGGCTTTATTACTTCTATGCGTACTACCATGACCACCAACCTCCATAACCATTTTGTATATTTAAAAATGCTTTCCATTTAGCAGTAATTTGTTTATATTTGGCTTCATATATATTTGCAAGCTGTAAATATCTATCTGTTTTATCACTTTGTACAGCAATTTCACCTAATTGCATAGGATACGAATTCCTTGCATCAGTTAAAGCTAAACTTTCAAATACTCTTGCTAAAATACCATTTAGTAATATATCAGTTTGTGGAAAATTACATGGCGTGTAATTTGTTTTTATTGGAGGCGTCTGATTAAAATCTTCTACTACCAAATCTAATGCATCCATTAAAAAATCATCGGAAATTTGCTCGGCTTTAAAATATGCATTTTTATCCGCAAAATCATTTAAAATCCTTCTTACTCTATTGATTATATTCAATTTACACTCGTAAATAGGATTCTTTTCTATTATACCTTTTATTTGTGTTTTTAAGGATTGTTTATTTAATTTCACAGTTACATTTAACTCCGATTTTTTCTCAATTTCAGGCATATCTTCACCTCCACTGTTTTTATAGATGTTCATATTCTATATCTAATGTAACTCCTATATATGAACCAACAGGCATTATATTTTGTATCTTAAATACTTTTACTCCAAAAATTTTCATTTCACTTAGTTCTGGTATAATATATTCTTTGGTTTCTTTTTCTTCTTCATTTTCAAAGTAGGTTATTACAGCATCGATATAATCTTTTAGTTTATCTGATATAACTGGTTTTATTTTTACATTGTATACAGGCTCCTCTTCATTTTGCACAAAATAATACATAGTAATTCCATCTTTTAAATCAGGAAATTCCAAGATGGTTTCTATACCTTCAAATAATAATATTTTTCCTGCGGTTACTTTACCACTTTGTACCGCTGCTGGCTTAATTATCAATTTATCTCCTACAATATCATAGTCGATTTCTGGAGTTAACTTTCTAACTTTTTCTGTAACTGCTTCGATAAAAAACACCCCGAAGTTTAATCCCTGCCATACACGTGATAGTTTATATTCACCAATAATATCTGGAGTTAATTCGACAAATTCTTGTTCTGGTCTATCACCATTAAAACCCAAAGGTCCAATCTTAATCATTTTCAACTCTCCCCCCTTGCAGACATTCCTAATAATATTGCAAATGCTTCGTCTTCTCCTTTGACTTTATGTCTTAAGACTTTTTCTACGTAATTAATTATTGCTTTATGATATGTTTTACCTAATAAGTGATAATTTTTTTCATTTATACCCGTTAATGCAGAAACTTTTCTCGGTGATACTAACTCCACTTTTATATCAGGATAAGTTGCTTTAAACATACCTAATACAATACCTGCCATACGTGTTACTTTAATTGATGATTGTGCATTGACATGAAAATATTGATCTTCAATTGCAATAATATCTGGTTTTTCTTCTCCTAATTGCTCTTTTACAAATTCTAATGCCTTTTGTGCTAATTCAAGTGAACGTTCTAAATGTTCTTTACCTCGCTTCGAATGTTTTATCTGAGCACTACCTATTATTTTTCTCTTGAAACCTTTTAAAATAGCTACTCCAATTTTTACTGTACCGGGATCAACTGCTACTATGATTTTAGATTTCAATGATATTCCTCCTTTAAAAGACTTTATTCTCTTTCGTTTGACTTGAAGCTACTTTAACTGTTACAATTGAGTCGTTCAATTGCTTTAATTGTTCAGATAAACTGTTCTTCACTAAAATTGTATCATTTATTTGCTCTTTAATGTGTTGAAATTTTTCCCATTTTTCTTTTGCTTCTTCTTGTTCTTTTTGAACTTGATCCCAATATTCCTTTTCACGCTTAGATAAGTTATTTATAACATTGTCAATTTCTTCAGAGGATTCAATTGCAGAACTCACACCAGCTTCTATTTTCTCCGCTGTCTCTTTATATAGATCAAATACAAGAGTACTTATATTAGCTTCTATGGACGTAAACATATCATATTTTGATTGCATAGCTCTTTTTTGTTGTACGTCTTTTATTGTGCTTAAAATATTGTCTATGTATTTATCTGGTGCTTTATATATTTCAAGGCTATTAGCTAAATAAAACTCATCAACTTGCGGATTATCAGGATTATCTAATCCCCATAAAATTGTATTATCAAACCAAGAAAGCATTTCACGAAGAATACCCTCCGCAAATAAGCGAACATACATTAACTTCTTCATATTATCTTTATCTAATGCGCCTATTATTCGATCTGCTTCCGTTGAATAATATTCCTTCTTAATCTTTTCAATTACCGCATCACTTACTCTGTTCTTTTTTATAGAAGGACTTGTGTTTATACCATTCCAGTTTAATGTAAGATATGTTCCTGTATCTATTATTTCTTTATATATACTGTATTGCCATATTTTACTTAAATTACCAGAGGGTAATCCAATTGATACAGCTGAGTTGTAATCGTTAAATATTTCATAATCTATTTTTATTTTTAAGCCCATACCGTATATATTGTAATCACTACCTGAATATATTAAATTTGGAGAATAGCCGTGCTTCTTATTCCAATAAAACACACTTTGAAAACCATCGGCAATTTCAGTTAAGCCTATCTTTAGTTTGTGGTTTTTAGTTATAAACTGAAGTGTAATAGGTATAGTAATTGAATCAAATTCATTTATAGTTTGAATAAACAATTTAAATAATCCTGCAGCAATTGGATTAAGTGATTCATACCCGTTGTATGCATATTTAGTAAAATTACCAAATGAACCGTTATGTATTGCAATTGCTAATGCTTTATCTACATTATCAACTGATATACGACTGCTTTTTCCGTTAATTGTTAAATATCTATGATGTTCACTTTCTCCTTTAAATTCAAGATAATCAGGACTATATATTCTAAAGGCATAATATGGTATATTATCCTCAGTTGTTCCAAAAATATACGTATCAGAAAATAAAGGTATATTTGCTTTTAATTTCTCAAACACTTTTTGATATGATTTATTAGGTTTATTATCTAATTCAGGAAACACAAAAACCCAAGGGGCGGCATGTGTACCGAAAAGAAAAGCAATAGCTGGTAAAGATACAATTGCATCAACTACAGAACCAGGCATTGTATTAATAGAAACAGTAAAACCATTTACTGCTCCTGTTGTGTTCAAATCTTTATTTGCTTGATAGAACCATATTATTTCAATTAATTCTTCGAATTCAGGTAAGAAAAGTCCACTGTATATAATAATCTCACCTCATCAGAAAAGTTTTGTATCAGAAATAATTACCGCATCAATTAAACCGGATAAATATTTTTGCAAATAATCCCTATATTGCTCTGCTGTAAGTAATCTAAAATTGCGAATTGTAGTTCTAAGGATATCTATTACTTCTTCATCTGATAAATTTCCCAAAGATAATGCCGTTGGTACTTGGTTGATTTTTATAGTCGCATTTGCACTTAAGAGAATCGTATTTTCATCTGTATTAGTTGAATATAGTTTATATTCTCCAATTTGAATTTCAGAAGGGGCATGTGCAATTGCAGATGTATAACTCAATTCAGGTACTACTACTTCGTCATATTCATTTTTGTGAATAAAGAAAGGAGAAACATTAAAAACCAAACCGTTAATTGAAAAATAAACATTTCTAAACGGATGAGTGTAATTGACAATTAACGGTTCAGAATTAGATAAAACCAATTCCCCTGAACCTGTATATACTATATTTTGTTCGTTGCTAAATCCTAATATTTGTAGCAATAATCTTTCTAAATGCCCGGTTTGTGGATTATATAATGAACCCCATAACCCTTTTTGAGCTTCTATTATTGGGAGAATTATATTAGTATAATGAGCTGTATAAATTGAAGAAAGAAGCTCTGTGATTTCTATTAATGCTTTATCAGATACATTATTTCTAATTAATATTTCTTGTAATGCATTTTTAAATTCTGCAGGTGTCATATATGTCCCTCCTTAGAATACCGTGATAATAACAATATTTGAATTAGTTCCTGCTATTGCTGATTTAAGCTGTTGTGCTTTCTGTTGATTAATACCACTCAATTTTTGTAAAAAGGTTTCAAATGAGTTATTTAAGTCTCTAAAGAATTGTTCTGATTTCAATGCAACTTCAACTGTTGTGTTTTGCGTTTGAGAACTCAATGAAGGAATAGCAAGTGTCCCTGTTTCTATGCTTGTTTGGATAGCTGGACCATATTTTTCTGATAAATAATTAATACCAGCCATAATCCCTTCTTTTGTACTTAAATCAAATCTATTTGCTACTCCTTCTTTTTGTAATACTTTTGCAAGATCTGATCTTAATGATTGACTTAATTTAGGATTTTTTGAAATTATATTTAAAATTTGTTCAGTTATCTCAGATTTTTCAGGACCATAAGTAATAGCCATTGTCATAAATTCTCTTAAACGCTGTTCATCGTCATATGCCTTAGCAGTCCTAAGTATATTTTGGTCTGTTAATGGTATTTCTTCATTATAAATTGCGTTCCATTGATAAATACCATAATCAGTAAAAGAACTTGTACCGAACAATTGTTTAGTAATTTGTTTGAATGATTTTCTTGTTCTAGTGTGAGATACATTTAATGGTATTGTGCTGCCTTGAATAGCATTATAAACACTTTGTCTTGTTTCTTGAGCTGTTTTATATGTTTGTGCCCCTCTGTATACTATCCCCATTTGCTTCATTTCATTTAATGCAGCTGGAATTAATCGTTGAGCGTCGGCTAAATTACCACGTTGTAATGCAATTAATAATTGATTGAAATTAGCAAATTTATTTGCTATCTCAGGATTTTGCATTAAAAGATAACCATATGTAAGAAATTGTCTGAATTCTTCCTCGCTTGCAAAAATATTACCGTTACCGATAAAATCTCTTTTGAGTTTATCAAACTCCTTGCTTTTTGAAAGCTGTGTATATAATTCTGTACCGTACCTTCTTAAATTACCAATTCCTATTTCGCGACCTTTATATTGAACTACTTCACCAGAAATATTTGTTGGTAAATGCTTAATTATATCTTCAGCTTCACTTAAATTACTTAACTTTAGAACATCTTTTATATCTCCTAGAGCATTAGAAGAGACCTTACCTAAGTACTTATTTAATTTATCAATATCTGTATTAGTAAACTTACCACTGGTTACTTTTCCTATTACTGAGCCAATAAAAGGTTGATAAATTGCATTTCGCCCAACCAAGTATCTCGTAAGCTGTTCGTAGTTTGTTTCTATTTCCTCGGTTGGATTGTAATATTCTTTAAATACCGCTTTTGGAGTTAAAGCTAATTGTCCCATTACCTGTCCTGCACGTTCACCAAAGCGGTTTGTAATAATTTCTTGTGCTCTTGCTCTTGCTTCTTCATCTTCTGTAAGAAATGCTCTTGAAACATACATTCTTTCGTTATAAGTTAATTGATTTAGAATACTTGTACCAACATCTACTGCACTCGTTTCTTTTGTGATTGGTGTGTACCTTAATCTTTCTGTTTCGTTAACTAAGCGGTTGTATTCAGCTTGAGAAATGCCTAATAAGTCCATATTATCTTTAATTAATTTTAATGCATCATCAAACTGACCTACACTAAATAATTCTTTTGCTTTAGCGATAACATTAGAAATTCTTTCTGCTTGTTCAGCGTTTCCTTGCTCTAGTAATTTATTGGCTTTTTCTATAGATGTACTAAATACATTAAACCAATCTGGTGCTTGTTCTTGAGTTATATTAATTGTTGGACCTAGTCCTAATTCTGCTTTTTTACGAGCTAACCATTTAGCTGGATTTTGTGCAAATGTCTTATCTCTTAGCGCTTCAGAAAGAATGATTTTTTGACCATATGAAGATAATTGCCTGTATTCAGGAAGATTATATAATTGTTGCAATGCCTGATTGGCTGTTATATTAGCTTCTTGTACTTGCTGTACTGCTTGCTGCCCTAAATATTGTGTTGCATATCTTTCTCTTTCTGTTTGACTCATTTGATTCCATTGTTCTGCAGTTATTGTTTTGCCGTTTATATTTATTTGTCCCGCTTTCTTTATCTCATCATTTATTTTGTTTAACATTTGATTGAGTTCAGATGGTTTTATACCTAATATAGATTTACCTAATAATTCATTTAAAATAGCTCTTAATTCATCTGGTGTAAGGGACTTTTCCTTTAATACGGTTAATTGTTCTTTAGCACCGGTAATTACTTCTGGTGCAATTAATTTATATGCTTCGTTACCTAATGCAAGTCTTGACAAGGCAGAAACATTAGTTTCTAAGGTAGGAGTAATTTCTCTACCGCTACTTAATGCCTGAATAAGTGATTCATATTTTAATGTACTCGGTTGAGTTAACTGTTCAAAGATATCTATAGCTTGATTCTTTAATGGTTCTAATGAATATTGATAATTCTTTCTAAATGTTAATCTATCAATAAACGAGGCATATTCTCTTTGTATATTTGTCCCTATACCAGTAAAGAATCTCGGGATACTTGTAAAGAATGATTTTAAATTATCCCACATTGAATACAATCGTCTATTTAATGATTGTTCATATTCACTAAGATAATCTAATTTAAATGCGCCACGCTGTACAACTTCTGGATTTTGCGCATTATATTGGAAAATATCAACTAAACGTGTTGCTATATTTTCAGGTAATCTATATTTATCTATTAAAATATCTCTCATTACTTCTTGTTCACTTAATTGTGGAGAAGTTAATTTATATTGTCTGAATTCAGGACTTGAGCGTAAATTAGAATAAATCATTCCCATTAGTGTTTCAGGGTGTTCAATAAAGGTTGATTCTAATAATCTTCTTCTTGCAGATGGGCTTGTAAAAAGCCATGTAGCTCCCGATTGTTGAATCTTCTGTGTTGCTATACTCATAATTTGCTCTGCAGGAATTTCACCTGATGTAATTCTCCTTAACATTTCATAATCAGGAGTTGCAGTTAATCTACCATTTTGTATTTGTGGATTAACTGCTGCAAGCATCATATAATTAAATTGCTGATTTTCTAAACTACCACCAATTAATGTTTCTAATGCAGATAAAATTTCCTCTTCGTAATTACCTGTAAGTTGTCTATACTGAGTTGGATTAATTGTTTTTATTGCACTTAAGAATCGTGGTACAGTTTGTGCTATCTTTAATGCACTTTCTCCTGTATATCCAATGTTATACAACTGCTGTGCAGTTGAAACAATTCTTTCCGTTAATGCTCCTTCATTCATTCTAAGTGCAGCTGAATAAGTTCTAATATTAAATGCGGTTCTTGATGCGAGTTCCGGTGCATTTTTAATTCCCATTCTACTAAATGTTTCCATGAATTTAACAGCATCTTCGTATGATACTTTTAGTGCATCAGATATTTCTCTGACGTTTTTAACTAATTTAGACATATTTTCTTTAAATTCTTCAGCTGTTCTAACTCCTCTCATAAGAGAAGTAGAAACCAATTGTTTACTAAGTTCTCTAACTTCTTTTTCTGTAAATGAGAATGTTTCATATGAAACTTCTTTCATTGCACGTCTTAATTTAACTGCATCTTCTAATCCTAAGCTTTTATATCCTATTCTTTCTTCAGATGAGAACAGTGTTTGGAACATAGGTGCAATTTCATCACTTAATAATTTTTCTGGTGTAGGAGTAAGTGCATAGCCCAAGATACCACCAATAAGACTTCCTACAGGTCCCAAAAATGCACCGCCTACAGCACCACCAAGCCAACCACCCATCATTTTAGGTAGTTCAGAATACAAAGCAACTTGCCTCATTCTTTCTTTTGTTTCAATTGGTGTTAAATAAGCTGCAGGTGGTGTCTGCCCTATCATTTGTAAAACACTTATATTATAAGGTGTTGTTCTGGTTTGCCAAAATACAGGAGAACTCGGGGTATATAAAGGTCCGCCAAATGTAGTTGGTGTTAATGGTATGTATTGATTTGATGCAAATGATGTATACGGCAACGCTTGATTAAAAAACATCATTGGCTTGGGTATTGCTGTAGTCATTTGCACCTTACTTAAGTTCGTATTTAATTGTGATAGCTGTGATAATAACTGTGAATTAATTAAATTTTGTGTTGGTTGATTAATTTGTGCATTTTCGGGCAATTAATTATCCCCCTTTATCATCTTCAATACCCAACATTTTTTTGGCTTTTTCAATGAATTCATCTAGTCGCGATTTCTTTTGATGAACCATTTCTGGAAATAATAGTTCTGTATATCTATCAAGATGCTTTTTAAGATCCTCGCTTCTTGCAAGAGCAAGTAAATTTAGTATCGTTTCTTGAAATCTTATTTGTCTATTATATGAATCTTCCAACATAACAAATTTTGCTATCCATGGATTGGATATATATTCTTCATGTAATTTAGAACCAAGAGATTTAATATATCCTCGAATCCATGGATCACTTATGAGTTTTTTTCTACGTCCTCATTTCCTTGCAATGCTTTCTTTATCTCTTCTTGCGATGCATTTAATTGTGCTATTATTTCATCTAATACAACACTTGGTATTTCTAAAATAACCATTAGACGTGGCTCAATGTATTTTTCATAAATATTATTTACATATTCTTTTAATTCTTCAGAAGTACCAAATCCCATTGAATATTTAACTATATCTTTATAAATATCAGATGTTAATTCAGGTTTTAATGGTTCGCCATCTATACTAACTAATCCTACTGCTAATTTAAGTAATGAATCTAAAGTTAAGAACATCTGATTACTTATCATTCTTTGCGCAATAATTTGCTCTTGTAATGTGTTAATTAAAAAAATCTCTTTGGTAGTTAATGTTTTATACTCTACTGTTTTACCACCTACGTTAGCTTTTAAAATAGTATATCCATTTACAATAAAGTCTCTTAACTGTTTTTGAGAAAATGTTAATTTTTCCTCTGCCATATTCTACCTCCTCCTCCATTATCATAAGTTCACTACAATTATATCTATTGAATAGTTTAATGTCGATTCAAAATAAAAGCCCCCGCATTATGCGGAGGCTGCGCTGGTCAAATACAAACATATTCAGTTGTGTTACTTCATCTGTTCAAGTATTGCAGATACAATATCGTTTACAGAATAGTCATTATCATCATCGTACAAGAATGCACCGTTTTCAATTTGATGTGCAACTTTTTCTGTTGCAAAAGCATAAGCTTCATCAACAAGTGCTGGAAGGAACTCTTCAATAATCTCTGCAGCTGTTTTTTCAATTTCATATTGAATAAGTTCCTCTGCTATCTTTTCTTCAGCAAGTTTTTGAAGCTCTGCTACTTTGTCCATAGAACTATAACCGTTTTGTGCAAGAATTTCTCTCATAGTCATACGTTTTCACTCCTTTCGTTTGATAAAATCTTCTCTCTTATTTTATTAGCTTTAATAGCGATATCATCTGCAATTGTTTCAATTTCTGGTGAATCAGGTTCCGCTTTAATTAACTCAACTAAGAATATAATTGCTTCTGCCGATAACAGATTAGAGAGATCATTTGCTTTAGTACCAAATATCTTTGCAAATAAATAATTGTATAACCACTTAGCTGTTTTTTCCTTGTTCCATTTACCTAACAACTTAATTATAAAAGGCAAGACTACTAATGTTGAAATAACACCGAGTATAGCCATAAGAAGGTTGTTTAATTCCATAATGTCACCTCCAGCAATTTTAACCATTTTTATCTAAGATATACCATACAGCTACAAGATAATTACCTATTTTATCAAATTGTGTTTCTATTTTTGTAATTTGTACTTTTGATGAATTTATTAATTTTTCTAGTTCTTCTGCTTCTGTATCGTCATCTTCAGGCGAAAGTCTGAATACCCTAACTTTTTTTATTCTCAAATCATCTGTAAGATTTCCTGATGTTTCTGGATCAATGTATTTTCCGCCCATGTTCGCACCTCCTAAATTCCACTTTTTGCACTTCTTGGTGGTTTCTGTTCAGGTAATTGCTGTGGTTCTATCATTTGATCTGGTTGTTGTTGTACCTGCTGCATGTTCATCGGTGGTGTTATTTGCATCATTCCTATTTGATTTGTTAATGGTCCCAAACCCATGTTTTCTTGTACTATATTCAACTCTTGATTTGGCATTGAAGCTGCTTGTGCTTCTGCTTGTGCCTTAGCTTGTGCTATTATTTGCTCTTTCTGAATTTCACTGTTGTTCTTTGCTTCTTGTTTAATTTGTTCTATTTCTCTATCATAATCAAGTTCAAATTCTTTTAATAATGTTTTCATTGATATAGCAGACATTTGTGCTAAGTTTAACATCATTTGTTTTCTTTGTAGATCATCAGCCATTTTGAATGATCTTAATTTAACTTTTACCTTAGGAATATTCAAAATCAGAGATATCTTTTGAACTATTCTTTCAAGCAATTCTTCTAAACGCTCTCTGTAATTTAAGAAGTGATTTTCTAACATTCTTAATGATACAGAACTACCACTCCAAGTTAAACCACCTTTTATAAATTCTTGTGGAACTTGTAGAGATTGAATTATTTGTGTATTTGCAAAATCTAATTCACCAAACATATTTAATGTTTTGCCTTCTCCTGATAATGTACCAACTTGAAGTGGCACAGGGAATATTTGTACGTTATTTGGATTAAGTTTCCATGCAGTTAATGCTTCAGTTACCTTTTGTCGCCATTGCCTTATATCAAAAGCCATAGGTGACCCTTCTGTTAATAATTCAGTTGGTGGGAATACAAATCTATATGGTATCATTCTTTCTCTTAAAATAGTATCTTGTGTTTTTTGTAAAAGTAAATAATGATGAGCATCTAAGAATGTATGAATTAACCAAGGTAATCCCCAACCTTTAAATAATCCAGATGGAGATACTCTTTGGAAGATAATTACATTTGATTTATTCAATTTAACTGAACGTGAACCTTTCATTATTGCTGTTAAAATAGGTTCAGGCGTTGTTTCAAGTAAGAACGGATCTTTTTTTACTCTGGATATAAAATTCTTGTTTATTGCTACATAATATTCTGCTTGATCTGCATATTCATTGTAATTTATCTCTATATCATGTGGATTCCAGATTTGCAAGCGGAAATTAGTATTTTTTAAACTAATATCCTTAATTTCAAGTGGTTCACTTATATTATCTTCTCTAATCCACAGTTCATTCCCTTCAAATGACCAATTTGGACCTCTATTAGTAATTTGTAATTTATATTCTTTACCCGTTCTTTTCCCTATAAACTTTCTTTCATAAGGTGTAACTACAGAAGCAAATGCATTTCCATATACAAAATAATCAAAACCAAGTTTGAACATACGCTTAGTTATTTCCATTTTATCAATTAAAATTTCGCGATATGTTTGTTCTAATTTTGGATCATTTGTTTCAATCATTATTTCAGTTAATGCATATTCAACGAGTTTTTCTATACCGGAAGCAATAGTACCATTTACTGCATACAAAAACTCAGAAAAATGGAAAATATCTTTTATATTATTTGTTAATGTAGCGGTATCTAAATTAATAATTTTATTGATAAATTCCTTAACAGAATTTGTAGAAGGTAATTTATAAATAGTCATTTCATAGTCTGAATAGAAGGGTGTTGTTGGCATTTATTTCACCCCTTAATCCTAAATTCTCTGCGTATCTGTTGATTGTATTCTGCAGAGTAGCCGTAATCTTTTAAAAAGCTAGAAATAATATTTAAACGATTAGCTTGTGCTTCAATTAAATTTTTAGAAAGTGATGGAACTACGATATCACTAAATGTCTTTTCTTTTACTTCAAGCGCATTTAAAATAGCATCAACTTGATTTGTTGGACCATTCCAAAAAGGGATAAGAACGGAATGAGGTGCGGCATAGCCATAATGTTTATGCCATGTTACAGTTACATACGTTTTTACCTCATCGGATAATAATTTCAATTTATTTTTAAAATCTCTATATATTATCCATGCTGTAAAAGCTAATTCTATTTCTGATGGTGGTTCAATTACCTCAGGAGAAAACACACCATCTAACACAGCACTAGCTACCTTTTCAAATACATGCCAATGCTTATATGGTAACTCAGAATTACCCAAAGCCCAATATGCTCTTATTTTATCGATTACTGTTGGGTGTAAATTAATACCTAATTTAGCAAGTAAGCCCAAAGCAGTATCAACACCATCAGTTTCTACTTTGGTGTAGTAAATACTTATTTTATTATCAATCTCTTGAATAATCTGCTTTGGATCAGCTAAGCTCTGCTGAGTTAAAATATCCATATTATTTCCTCCTTAATTATTTTTTCGACTTTATTGTATCACTAACTCTTATTTATGTCGGGCGTCTTTCAGAGGTTAAGTAAATCACTTGCTACTTTAGTAACGAAATCTTTTACTTCTCTTGGTGGCTCTTTTTCAAATTTAATTGGTTCTTCTATTTTATTGGTTTTATTAAATAGATAAGAAGCTGTTTTATTCAAACCAGAAACAATTTCTTCAGGTGTACCTAAAACATTCCAATATTTATCTACACCTGCATCTTTATCTATTTTCTCTATTGTTTTTGCTACAGCAGTTGGATCATATTTTTCTGCTACTGAAGCAATTTTTTCATATACAGGGATAAATTTCTTTGGTGCATATTTTTCTCTTAATGCAATTGCTTTATAGAAATCTCTATCAATTTGTTCTGATGCATATTTGTTTAATGCATTATCAGGTGCAATGTTTATACCATATTGTTTTGCTTTTTGCTTTATCTTTCTTGCTAATTGACTTCTATATTGAGGTGGTATTTTATTTTCGTGCATATTAAAGAATGTAATAGCGGCTCTAACGTGATTTTCATCATGCATAGGATATTTTCTTATTTTTCTTCCTGATTTAGTTTTAATAACCAAACCGAAAGCTGAATCAGGAAGGCTTTCTCTTTGTTGAGCTGTTAATTTAGCTGCTTTTTTCTCTAATTTTGGTTGTGGTACTGGTTCTTTAATAAACATGGTATTAATTACTACAGGACCTTCTGGTAATTCCATAGGACCATATTGCGCTAATTTTCTTAATGGTTGAATATAACTTAATTTATTATGGATATTATTTTCAATAAGAGCTTGATTAATTTTAGCTGCTACTTCTGGTACATATTTTTGTGGAATGTACTTAGCGGTTTTAGTAAAATACCAAGCTGAAACAGCAGCATCTAATGGATTATCTATTCTATATTTGAATTGAGCACCTTTAGGAGTAATATATGCAACTGCATACTCCCTCTCGGTTTCTGCAGCTGCTTGTTTAACCATGTCTGGTGTTCTTAATTCTCGTGGTAATAGATTTATATCAAACCCCAATCTATTATCTTTATCATCATATTGATCGAATATTTTACCAGCAATTGAATACATTTTATTCGCCTCCTTTATTTTTCGGAGCTTTCTTCCTCGTAATAACCACATTCGAAGACTACGTTTTCGTATATTGCAAGATCACCAACATTAGCTGAAGAACCATAATTAGATAAAACGCACATATGGTATACTTTATCATCTATTCTTATATTCACATATTCATCTGTATAAAGTTTACCTAAGCCCATTAAGCCTGCAATTTGAATTACGTTAGTTCCTGGTCCTACCAAAATTTTTGATTTAGGCTTAGCGTTAAGTAAGAAAGTTCTTTGAGACATAATATTTTCTTGAACAGAAACATTAACAGCGGCGTAATCTTCATATTCAGATGCGGTACCATCTTCATTTATTTTTGCTATCTGAATAACAGTTTCATCACTAGCTTTAACTAAATTTTTTGGAAGCACTCCGTTTTTTATTAAATCATTAATATTAGCCATTATATCGCCTCCTCATAGCAAATAACTTTATTTATCCATAGAATTTTCAATTACACCATCTTCACATTCAAGTGAGAAATCGTCATAAATAAGAACTGTTCCTGCTTGAACTGCTTTTGCTTTACTAATAACGTAGCAACCTGTAAATGATGCTACTCTTTCATTATTTAAAGAATAAATAGATATCTCAGGAATATATTGTTTCAATTCAAATTTAGGCAAAGAAGCAGTTGCTTCTGTTTCTTTTAAACTTACATTTCTAAGCGATAGTGTATATGCAGGATAAGCTGCAAATGGGGTATTATTTGCTGTTCCAAGAGCCATTAATCTATCTGTTTGCTTTGCTACGTTATATGATATCGATTGAATGAATGCATCAACTGGTTCTGATGTTTCAGTAAGTTTTATTTTAGCTTTCACATCGGAATAAGAAGCTATTTTGGTTCCACTAATTTCTTTAGGCATTTATACGCACCTCCTGATAGATTTAATATAGAGTAACGGCCCACAATGGGGCCGAATAATTAAACTTGTGCTCCAGCTACGACTTTTAAATCGACGTAATTTAATGGGAAGACTATTTGAAGTCTTACATTAGCAATTAATGTGTCTGGTGATTCTTCAGAAACAACTAATTCAACAAGTCTTGTATTATTACCAACTATTCCAGCTATCTTAAAGAGTTCTAGTTTCTTTTCAATTGCTGGTTTAATAACGTTATTTATATTATCTTCTGTAAGAACTATTCTTGCTACAAAGTCCTTTAATGTTGATTTTAAAGAGTTAGATACATAATCAACGCTTCTTATAATACTATCTTCTAATGTAGCTACGTCCAAGTTAGCAGTTGTAATTTGATGTCTAACTTTGATCTTATCATCTTCATCTTTATAAAGTATCCAATATCCCATAGCCGCAATTTCATTAAGATCCATTTCACTGAAGTAATATCTCAAGAAATTTGGATAGATTATATCGTTAAATACAGGAACTTCAGTTTCAGTTAATATTTCAGATGGTTTACCTGTGAGTTCATTCATTAAACCAGCAACTTGTCCTGCATAGAATGCACCGTACATGTATCCTGGAACGGGATAATTGAGTCCGTTGTAGTTAATTCTAAATGCAGGGTTCATACATATTCTTAATCTCTTTTCTTCTAATGGAGCAATTATATTATTTAAATATGTCTTGACAGCTGATTTATCGTTTGTATTTGTTCCAAATGCACTTTCAATATTTTTAAATCCGAGCATTGCAACTCTAAATTGCCTCATATAGTTTTCAGAATATGCTTCATTAATTGCTTGAATAGTTGAATTAATTACTGTTGGATTAGCTGCATCGGCAAGTGGAGCTAATGCATAAACATTTGGGCTGACTCCAACTCTTAAAATTGCATCAGTTAATGCATCTGTATCTGGCTCTAATGGATCAATTGCAGATTGTTTAATTGGTGTTGCAATTACAGGGAGCAATCCACCATTTGCTATAAAAGCTAAATAAGCACCAAATGCTAATCTGTTCATTGGATGTATTTTACCCAATACATCCTCAATCTGTGAAATACTTGAAACTTTTTGTGGATAACCAAGAATTGGGTTATCTTCAGTTGGATATGCGACAAATTCAATAAAGACTCTTACATAATCAAATCCTTTAGGGATACTATAATCAACTGTTGTTGTTGATCCGGTATCAGGATCGGTTATTGTTTCGCTAACAGTTTCAAATACGATATTTGGTGATGCTTGAATTAACGACATTTCGTCGTTTGTAAATTTGATTTCTTCTGGTATATAAACTGTTTGTCTACCATCTTCTACACATGTAATTGTATTAGAATCTACAGTTACTGTTTTTGTTTTAAGCCACTCGGTAATATCGATGTAATCTGCTGGGATAGTATATTTTAATCCGAAGTCTTCGTATACTTTCTTAGATACAGATTTAATATTCATACTTGTTCCGCTGGTTGGAATAATAAAGACTCTCAACGTAGAATAATCAATTGCAAAATGTTCTTTAACAGGTAGTGCGTAACTTGTAAAACTACCAGCAGTTAATTTTCTGGCTCTAATACCAAAATAAGCATCTTCTCCTTCTACAACTTGAGCTATAGTCCCAAACAATGCAGGGAGATAATTTTCAATGTTTCTAGCTGGTTTTACACTTGCAAGATATTCTTGAGTTACATATACACCAGGTTTTCTATACATTTTTTTACACCTCCATAACTAAGAATTATTCTTTTTGGATATCTTCTTCAATTGTTGTAGATTCAGGCTCCGTTTCTATTGCTAAGTGTATTTTGTTCAATACAGGATCATCCTTAATTAATGTTAATTGATGTTCATAAGAGAAAGACAAATTAAGCATAACATCGTAATTAGAGCTACCAATTGCACCACTTTCATCTGGTATTACTACTGTTGCAGACATACCATCTACTTTTAACTCATTAAATCCAAATTGTTTAAAGAATGGTCTATGAACTAAGAGCAGAGACATTAATGCCGTGGCTAATCTATGTGCAAAAATTTCATTTTGACTAATCACGTGTATTAATGCTGTACCACCAAACATAAAAATGTGTAATCCTTTAAAATACCTTTCTGAATGTCCCACATTAGGAAATGCAGGAGATATATTATTAATTGTACCCACATCTATTACTATTGTCGTTTTAGTCATTTTTGTTAGCAATGGATTATTATACACAGGTACTACTTCGACGTCATCACCTAATTTAAGGTCTGTATATTCTTCTATAAAATACTTAATTGTTTCCATCAAACTAAGGGTTAATAGCTCATATATAGAATAAACTTCATTATTACCTGTT